AGCAGAGCTCGTAGCACTCAATGCCACGTGACCCCCAGACATAAACATAGATGACAAGACACCGATACAAAATGAGTCGACGAGAGTCTGGAAGGTTACACCTGTATTGCCATAGCCCTCGTAGATAAGGTCTGTAAACTGGTCAACACAATTAGTACTGAAATCTTGCAAGAACTCCTCAAGACCTTCTTGTCCGGCAGACTTAAAGAAGTATTTGAGTCCACTCGTTTTGCTGAAGCCTTTGATAAAGCCTTGACCGATATTACGTCCACCAATACCAATCATTTGGTTTTGGATAGTGCCACCAAGCATCTTGCCAAGACCCCACTCAATTACAGCCTCAACGCCTGTCTTAACTGCAGCATTAGTAATCTTGAGCCAAGAAGGAGAGTTAGCCGTGTTCGGATTGGTCGCATTCTCGTACATATTGTTACTGAAAATAGATGCGTAGAATGTCGCAGTGCCCATCCAAGCCAAACTATATGTGCCACCGGTAAAGTAGTTGACGACAATAGCAGGTACCATCATACCGATAGAGTTCGCAATGCCTGCAACATATTTACCGACACCAGTCATATTGCCATCAATATCACGGAAGTGAGTATGCGTTCTTTCATACTCATCAAGTGCAGCACGTACAGTACGTTTCTCTGCCGCAGTGAGACCATTCTCACCGAAGTAATCGACGAAGGCATCGAGATAGTTACCCTCAAATCCGTTCATCGCGTAAGGCAGTAAACCACCTGTACCAACAGCAGCGACAAAGTCAATAATACCAGTGAGACCAGACAAAAGACCTTCGCCAAACTCGGACAAGGTTGCAAGAACGTCGTGTCCAAATTGACCCCACCAGCCGAGCTGGTCTTTACGCCATTGCTCAAGGTCTTTGGTAATTTGTTGCTCCTGAGCAGTTCTTGTATTGGACAAGAGATACTCATAGTATTGACGTTGGGTCATTTCGCCGAGGTCCTCAGTTACCCATTTACCAGATGCCGGGTCATACACGTCTTGAGTATATTTCTCTAACTTTGTATTGTCGGCAAAGGGTAAATACATTTCCATCATCATAGCCTCGTAGTCATAATACTGCGGGTCATAGAATTGTTTGGACAAAGTATTATCTTTATTCTGCTCAAGGAACGCAAGATACTGGTCTTGCTCGCCGAGCTTAATGGCATCGTGCCACATATTTACGTCAAAGTTTTTGTTGAGCGAATACTTCTCATAAAGAGCATCATACATATTCGCATATGACCAAGTACCAAATTTCTTGTTACTCTGGTCAGCTTTAGAGTCAATTGTATCAGTCCTTTTATAAGGACTCTTCTTGTTGTATTGTTGCAATAAGCTAGCCGCTGCTTGCATGCTCATAAAATATACCTCCTGTGTCGGCTCTTCGCCGATAGAAATATCTTTATTATAATATGAGAGAAATCGCGCACTGTGGGGCTCTCTCATATATAATAGATTGATTTTTATATGGTCCCTATATAAATATTCGCCCTATAATTTGCGATTGAATATTATATATTAGAAAGATTAGAAGCCAGACGTCTTTCCGTCGTAGCCGTGCTTTTTGATGTAAGCGTTCATCTGTTTCAGCAAGTTGTTGTACCATTTATTGATATTGTTAGCAACATCTTTATTATAGTACTCACTCGCTTTGGCCTGACTCATAAGGTCGTTGTACTCGTCACGCAACTTTGCATTCTCTGCCCAGAACTGGTCTGCCATAGGACTGCTCATCTTCTCAGTGAAGAACTTATCAAGCTTACCATACATATCGCTTACCGTGTTATAGTAAGTCTGCCAAGCCGTACGTGCTTCAGCATATTGCTCGTCTGCCGTATAAGGCACATAAGTTGTAGGAATGTAATATGGATTGTTCATATTCATTGACATTTCCTGCATTTGTGCAGCAGTCTGTTGAGCATTCAACTCAATACACTGACGAGCCCATTCTTCTGCCCAAGCATATTTAGACATTGCCTGCTGGAACATTTCGCTCGACTCACCAAAATCGAATTTAGCAAACTCACTCATACCGTGAGAGTCCGCATACTCATAAGCGCCATAGATGTCATCAGTACTTTCACGGCCCGTCATAATTTGTGACGTACCCTTATTCGTACCGGCGAAGTTGTAGTTGAATGTATCAGGACTTACCCACCAATCGCGAAGCTCTGCGTCGGTGTCGCTAAGCCATTCATCGAAGCTACGAATGTTTCTTTCGCCATCTACGTGCATATAATTCTCATAAGGTGTGTTGAACATTTGGTCAAAGAACGCGATGCCTTTCTTATTCAAAGTACCATCATCGTTGAAGATTTGTTGAGATACAGCATCCCAAGACAAGAGATTACCTTCACCATCAGTCAACCAGCCAAGACCGTGTTCATTCATATAGTCGAGGTTAATGTCTTTGTAGCCTTTGAACTCACTGTCTTTGCCTTCACCTTCGTAGATAGCCTCAGCGCCATTCTCTGCCGTACCGGGAAGGGTCTGTGTTGCACCGAACAGCTCTTCACTCAAATACTTATATGCACTATTGTACAAGTTAGAGAAGTTTGTAGCACGTTCGGTGAGCGCAGCATCAATGGTGCCTACCTCCTCGCCATAGGTCTTGGCGACCGTCGCCATATCGCTACCGTAGTTACGAACATAGGTCTCATAGGCGGTGTGCAAATCATTGCGACTTGCCGAGAGCATTTCCTTTGTCACACCTGACGCAAGTCCTGCACCCATAATAGCATCATTCTGTTTGAAGTTACTCTCATAGGCCTTAGCGATTGCATCAGTGTAATCTGTGGTGAGTGCGTCACTCTGGGCATTAAAGCCCAGAGACGCATTACCGAAGAGCTGACGCCAAGTGCGAACGCCACTCTGTTGCTTATCATTCTTTTCGAGCAATGACCTCATATCACTTGCCGTGATATTCATACCGTATTGTAAAGCCATTAGCGTACTCTCTCCTTTACTTCGTATTTGACACTCAAAGAATTAAGTCGGAATTGATGCTGAGTGTCAGCTTCTGCATCATTCTCAATTTGGAACTGGAAGTCAATTACATGCATCAAGTTAAGCCGTTTGACAAAAGTACGAAGCTCGTTAACCTTAATCTCCATAACGTCACTCTGCTCGGGGTGGTACAAGTTACGGAATACCTTGGTGGACAACTTAGCACTCATTGTGTCATCGCCCTTGATGCTCATATTGATGCCTTTGATTGCTTTATAGTTATTGATTTGGTCGAAGTGTAAACGTTGGCTCGTAAAGTACCAGTTTATTGTAGGCGATGCCTGATGCAAGATACGACGGTCACCTACGTGGTCATTCTCGTGGACAAGAGTAGCAAGTCCATTGATTGCTCCGGTAACTGTGCTATCCCAATAGCTCACATCATCAACTTCGAGGTCTGCCCAAATATACGATATACCCATAAGAGGCGCCTCTTTCATCGGGCTAACCACAGCATACTCTTCACTGATAGGTGAGAAGTCAATCTGTTGCAAGATGTGCAGACGCGAGCCGACCATAATGGACCTGATAGGATAAGGTGTTGTCCATACCCACCAAGTACCATTACGAGTATCAAGCGCCAAGATTTCTCTGTCGAGATACTTATGCATCAATATCCAGTACTTGTAAGTAGCGATACGGATAAACGGTTTGTAGGCATACTCAAACTCTTCCGGTATGAGCATCGCACTCATAACACCATTGTTGTAGAAATCGTGATACTTGGCCTGAATAGCATCGGACAAATAAGTCAGAGTCTTTTCAGTTGTCGCAACGAAGTCCTGTGGAGCAAGAGCAACGAGGCCACGAGGTGTCGGGAAGATAAGTGCTTGACCGTCGAGCGCCGTAATCACGTCACTGCCATCACGTAAGCCCGCCGGTATCTTCGATTTGATAGGCTTTGTATAAGCAACAGTACCGTCACTCAGTGTGGTAGTACTGATATACCACACGTCCTTCTCAGTAAAGATACCCATTTCTGTATCGGACAAGGGATGCAAGGCTGTCATCTTATTCGCAAACTGTTGTTCGTTGCGTTTCGGCATATACAAGAATAAGTCTGTACCTTCATCACTGAAAAGCTTATTCTCGTCGCGCTTTGCCTGCGTCACTTCAAGTAGGTTCTTGCCCTTGTCAACATAAGCAAAGTAGTGCTCGTTCATAACTGCATGCGCGTCAGGTACAGCCGTATTCATATCTACAATACGTATACGACTCACGACGTTACCATCTTCATCAACAACGTTTCGTATAGTGCTATTGACATACTCGTCAAGCTCAAGTGCAGCATCACTGCTGACCTGTGAGGTCCAGAGCGTACCATCAATATTGTACCATACGCCGGTACTGTCAATGCTTATAGGTTGTACGCGCTTAAAGATATTCGTCACACCATACAAAAGAATAGGTCCTGTAGGGAGAGGGTCTCCCGGAGCCCAATGACGAATAGTACCATCTGCATTTGCAAAAATAGGCGGATAAGTCGGGAAGCTATCTGGCCAAGCATTGCCGGGCTTCCAGCCCTCAGGCGCTTCAGGATATACACGAGGCTCAATAGTAAACTCTTGATTTGTGTACGGGTTGCCGGGGTGTCCGATAGGCAGAGTGATTTCTTCACCATAAGCGCGGAGACGAATGAGCTCGCCAGACTTAATCTCTCCGCCAGTTATACCGATAAGATTACCAGCTTCATTTAATGCGAGTCGCTCAATAATAAAGCGATTACTGATTGCCTCAATCTCGTTTTCATCGTTTTGGTAATATGCAACAGGTATGATATAATCATTCTCCGTCACAGCATCTTGTGTATACGAGATTACGTCACCTGACTGAATAATGCCCGACGCAATATTGACACCATCTGCCGTAAGCTTGTGCACGTTACCATCATAGAGTTGTAACTCTTCGTCAGCACCTTCAAAGGCAAGTACAAGGTTATCATTGTTCGTGATATTGCGCTCAACGTCGTCAACGAGAGGAGCCAGCTCACCGTTTCGTGGTAAAGCAATCAACTCTTTGTCACAGAACAAATAAACATCGGTCAAGATTGTATCTGTATTAGGCATAATCTTAAACCACTGTGAGTTACCAAGTACAAGTTGAATTGTATCTTCGTCCTCAGTCAGAAATTCATCTTCAATATACTCATATTTGAATTTGCATATGCAGTCAAATATCATATTCTTACCCGCGGCATTTTTACCGAGAATATTGTAACCCGCGACGAACTCATAAGACATACTCTCTGCCTTAATTGTAGGAGCCAGTGCGTGTACGTCAAGCTGAGTACAAGAAGAATAATAGCCCTGTGGTTCAAAGTCACTCGTGTTGCCATCTTCATCAGTATACTTAACCTTAATATCTGTACCGATATAACGGAAACGTTCCATCGTTGCCGGATTGCCGAGACCAAGAATAACAGCATTACCTGTATAGATTTTGGCATCGCTCGTACGAGGTACTGAAATACCACCGGAGAAGAACAAGCTCCAACCATCTTCGTCGGAATGCACAGAACCGTCCTCATTATACAAGATAAGCTTACCAAGAATATTACTCAGGTCAGCTGCAGTATATGTGATGTCAAGTCCAAGAGAGCTCAAACGAATTCGCTTATTAGGTGCGATAGTGCTCAATGAACTATCAACCATTTCAAGTCGATAGCGTACATTTGTAAAGCGCAACCATTTGAAACGCATATCAGTTACAAAATAACCGGTGTAAGTGGTGTCGCCCTCTGTACGCGTCCAAGCCCATTTCTCTTTACGGAGCATAACTTTTGCGGGGTCTGCCGGGTCCGCAAGCGGTACCCAATAATCATTATAGGTCCAGCCCTCACCCGGTTCTTGCTGAGGAGGTTGACCAACACAATCTTGTCTACACTTAAAGATTACATCATAACTATTTGCGCAAAAATCGCCTGCTTTATATTCTCTTGTGGCACTATAATCTGCTGTGTCACTGATATTGAACGGAGCATTGGGTGTACAAATAAGAACGTCATTGGCGTAGATATTGTCATCGTCATCTACCGGTTGAGTACCACTAGCGTTGAGACGATATACATACGATGCAAAAGCATCTGCATTCTCGTCACGCTTATTGCCAAGAAATTCCGTCACATACAAGATGTCATTGTTGCGAAGTGTTCTACCGATATTTTCTTCATTCTGCTTAAAGAATGATAACATAATACCAGAAGGTGCACTCTGCTCAATGCCTGTACCGTCATCTGTAAAACCAATGAGGTTTGGTGTCATAATAGACACGACAGCGCCAAGGTCTTGATGGTCAATGGTTGGTGCGACATAACGGAAATGTACCTTAATATCATCGTCAAGTATAATAGGTACAAACGAATTCCCGGCCTCATTTATATTGATTAAAGTTGTATGCCCCCAGACTGTGTCATTAGCACCACTGAGCCATTCTGCATACAGGTAAGGAAGATTGCCACTCACATCGCTATAAATCGAAGGACCTTGGAATACATATGCAAACTGGTCAATCGTCTCAAAGTAACCAGTAGGTGTAAACGAAGGGTCGAGTGTATCGAGATAGCCCGGAAAACCATTGATGAGTACGTTGCGCATATAAGGCTCAACAACCCAGCTGAATACGTCTTCTGCGTCAATAAAGTCTACACTATCTTGTGCGGCAAGCTTGCATTTTGCGAGGCCTTTTCTCGTAAAGGCTACGGCCCACAGACCGTCGCGAGTGAGCATAGGCAAACCAACAATATCTTCAACAGTAGGCACGGGACGGAAATATCTGCCGTCGAAGCTTACCTCGATAATGTGCGTTGCAATACTATAGCGAAGTACAACAGTAGCTCTCGCTGTTTGGGCAATATCAATATGATAATTACTACCTGTCGGCGAATACGGATAAACCATCATCTTGTCTTGATGCTCTTGTACAATAATATCATACAGATGCTTTGATTTATCTTGTGTCATATCACCATTCATATTAACACTCATTTGTCTGCCGGCGAGTTTCTCAAAGTTGACAGAACTCAACGCGGAATACTGATAGCGCCTCTTGTACGTTTCGGTGAGAAAGTTCTTCGTTTCAAGGTCGCTCTCAATGCCGTTGATTACGAGTTTATGAATAGGATAATACAAATACTTGACAGCGCTTTCAAAGTATGGATAACGAGCACCATTTGACATCAATACACCCTTTGTATTAAATGCCACAAAATCAACGCCTGCAAACCATACAAAAATTTTATCTTCTATTTGTGCACACGTAACTTTGGGAATAAAGTCCCAGCCGAGTGTTTCAACAGGAATAGCCCATTGCATCTCACCATAGATTGCGCCGGTATCGAGCGTACCAGTCACGGTACTATGCGTAATAGACCTCAACAAGAAAATAAAGTAGAGGTCCTCGATAGGATACTCTTGCGGATTATCAATAGCCTCTGCAACATTTACCTTATTACCATCTTCGTCGGTATCTTCATATACACGACAAAGAATACGATGCAACCGCAGACCATATGCACCGAAGAGCCATTGGTCTATGATGTACGCTTCACCGTCATAGAATTTGAGAGGTGGTCTACTCGTAAGAATACCGTTCTCGTCTACATACATATTCTTTACGTCAGCAAAAGTTTGCGGGTCAATGCTTACGTCATTTTGATTATCGCAAAGACCTTTGAACTGTGCCTGATTAAAGAAGTATGACTTCGGGTAATCACTACTGTTGGTAGACACGCTAAAAGGCTGACGCCTTATAGTTCTCGCCATTACCAACCACCTCCAATATGAAACGTTCTCTGTGACCTAAATGACGTATCGTCAATACGTGCCAAGAACATTTCAAACTCATTCCGATAAATTGCCGCTTTTGCTTCGTCATCAATCTTCAAGCATTGGCTCGCCATATATGACGGTAATGCATCACAGACGTCTGCGGGCGCCGGAATTACAAAGGCATTGTGCAAGTCTTTCGTAAAGATAAACCAGCGAGCTTTATAAGGAATATAATAGATGCCTTCGTATTTACAAATAACACTATTATAACCATAATAGTCTACATATTCGTCACCGACTTCTTCAATGGGTTCGTGCTCATTTGCTCTATAACGAACAATATCGTCACTGAAAGCCACAAAGGTTTCCGGTAACGTGATGGGAGTATTTACATTATCAGCTGTAATAACGAGCTCGATGAAGGTTTCGTTCGGTCTAACACCACTACAGATTTGAGTCATTGCCTCATTTGCATAGTAGGGAAAACGAGATAAGAAGCCTTGCTCATTTGCCTCTTGTTCGCTGAGGTTTAATTTGCTAAGTGCATTTTCTTTTATATAACCCCAAGTATACATTTATTTACCTCCTTCTTTGATATGTAAAAGAGGCTGAGCAACTAAATGCCCAGCCTCAAAGTTTGGTGATTAGGAACCACTCTTGGTCGTTACAGTGCCAACCACAGATACGGGCTTAACAGCAGTAGCGATAGGAGCGATGGCCATAAGCGCCGAGAAGCCAGTCACCGTACTCGTAGAACCGTCGCTTGCGAGCTTAGGTACCGAGATAAACGTAGGAGCGGCAGTGCCGATGTATACATACGCGATACCTCTCCAAGATGCTACGTTAATGTCGAAACGCTGACGTGCATCGTATGCAATACCATAGGGGTTCTTACGCTCGTCGATGTTGAGGGTAAGAGCAACACGCTCGGTGAACTCAGGACCTTGGTTCTCTGCGTTGTATGCAGGGTCTACAATGAAGAAACCGATACCACGCTGAGAGGTCTTATCGAAGCAGCACTCAAGGTCACGGAGATAAGGAGTGGTGTCAAGAGTAGCTCTCTTATAAGCAGGGTTGGGACCCATGCCAATATTGTCAAATGCAGGAAGGTCAAGAGCTGCAGAAAGCATACCCTGAAGTCTTGCATCGTTGGGAGCAACAATTCTCTTAGCGCCCTGAACGCCGGCATACTTGTCGTTGTCGTCCTTGTAGTTCTCCATATAGGTGATAACCTGATTGATTACGTCGCCGAGCTTAGCAACAACACCTACGTCAGAACCGTCAAGGTTAAGACCGTTTACGGAGCCGTCCTTTACATAGAACGCGTTAGCCTGAAGCTTAGCGATAATGTCTGCATTGGTCATACCCTTGCGCTTTACGATGGTGTGGCCGTTAGTGAAGAGCGGGTTCTTCACAGCATTCATAGTGCTACCGTCTACGGTGTCAGCAGAGGTGAGGAGAAGATTGGACTCGCCACCGTTGCTTGCGTCGCCGAAGGTTGCAGGCTTACCGAAACCGGAAGCGATTGCCTTCATTGCGTACTCAACCTGGTCACCGTGCCAACGAGTCATAAACTGGCTCGCGGTGTTCTTAACGGTATTGTAGGCCTGGTCCTCAAGTACCTGCTGGGTGATAATGAAACCACCTTGGAAGGTTCTGCTGGTGTAAACCTTGGAGAAACCTTCGTGAGTATTGAAGATAGGTGCTACAGCATAGTCGGAAGTCTCAGCAAATGCATGCTGGAAACCGATGCTCGAAGTATAAGTTTCTTGGAAACTAGAGAGAGTACCTCTCTTAAACAAAAGGTCAATGGGGTTTTTCTGTTCCCAAGCCTCCTGCTTTCTCTTGAGCATATCGTTGATAGGCTCGCGGAGAATATTGTAATCAGCTCTGTTTTTAAGAGCTTCTGCGATGTTAATATGAAGTCCCATATTCGTTTTACCTCCTTATTAGTCTACAATCACATCTGCTTTGTCAAACAGAGGATATACGCCGACCTTCTTAACAGCGGTGCTTGCCGCAACCTTGTTGGAAGGTGCATAGTTCTTTGCGTCGGTAGGTACATACTTACCGTTCATCGTCTCGTCGGTGAGTGCAATCATATGAGTTGCAGCCGCAAGGGTAGATGCTTTTGCGATAGCCGCAGGGGTACTACCATTAGCCGGGGTGATGACAACGAGGTCACCAACTGCAAGGTCAACAGCAACCGTTGCATCAACAGGAAGAACGTATTGCTGGTAGCCAGTTCTAAAATGTGCCATAATAGTTTTCTCCTTTAATTTTCTTTATACATTTTTGAAAGTTGTTCATCTGTTACGTCAGGATTGAACAATTTGTACACTTCGCGTTCTTTCGGAGTGAGCGGACGCTTATTGGAATTATCCGCCGGAGCAGGTGCTCCTTGAGGGCTAGCCATATGGCTCGTGGTACTTCTATTCTGTCCACTCGCGATGCCTGTCTGCATCTCCCTTATGAGCGTCTCACCGTGAAGTTCAAGGTAAGCTCCTTTGAGTGAACCTTTCGTTTTCCACAACTCAATGACATCTTTGGGGACATCTTCCAGTTTGGAAACTTTGCCCTGAGTCAACTCACTGAGTTCTGCCAACTCTTTCTTAGCCCATGCATTGACTCTCTCTTGTCTGTAAGAGTCAAGCTCTTTTAGACGAGGGTCCTCTGCAAGTCGCTGCTGTACAATTTGTTCCACCACAGGCGAAACATCTTCGGGGTTAAGCCCCTTTTCTTCGAGCAATTGAGCCTCTCTCTTTTGCTGCATGTCTGCATAGCTTTCATAGCCGAGGCTTTTAGCGATGCTCTCGCGTTCCTCATTTCTCGCCTTGTTTGTAGCTTCCTTCAAACGGTGAGCAAATGCTTGTGTCTCAGTAACGGGAGCTTGTTCGGTACCATTCTGTGCGGGAGTACCTTCACTCGCGTTCGGTTGAGTCGCCGGAGAACCTTCATTTCCTTCTTGCGCTGCCGGTGTTGCAGCCCCTTCACCATTAAGAAAGTCCTCAATGTCTTTAATGGTGATTTCGTTAGCACCTGTTCCGAACATAACGTTCCTCCGTATTTGTAGTTTTGGACGAATTGCGGTTACTAGCCGTTTTGCAGTCTCTTATTTATTATTATATGCGAATAAAACAATTTTATTCACTCTCAAATTGCCCTTTCGCCCTAACACGTCTACGTCGTCTATCCTGACGCTCGCGAATGAGTTCTTGACGAAGGTGAGCAATTTCTTCCCTCTGTGTAGATACGGTCTGGTTGAAACGCAGTTCTAACTCTTTACGCGCTTGAGCTTCACTCTGTGCCAATTCTCTAAACTGGCGTTCAAGAGTTTCAATTCGACTGAGATACTCCTCAATCTTCTTCGTTGTTGCTTTGTTCTCCGTCATCGGGCACCTCCACAATATTTTCTACTTCGTCAGCAATAATTTCGATAAGGGCTTTCTCTGCACGATTGAGTCGTGCCTTCAAATCACTAATCTCGTCTACCGCCGCCTGATATTGACGTTTGGCCTCAGCAAGTTCATCTGACATAACCTTCCGTGTTTGCCCAACGTCCTCGCGCAACTTGAGGTCAGTATTCGTAACCTCTTGAGCTTTTTCCTTGAACATAACCGTAAGGTCGCGTTTTGTTCCGCTTACTTTTGCTTTGTACAAGAAGAACAAGAAATAAGCTACGACCATAATTGCATATTCTACAATGGTAGGCCAGTTCTGTACTATATACGACTTAAATTCTTCCATATTTAGAACCACTCCTTTTTCTTTGACATTTGGTCAATTTGTGACGCTGACTTAAGCGTTGCCATATCTACCATTTCATCGTTGTTATTCTTAAAGTGTTTAGCCAATAGAGGGAACATAATTTTACCAAACACAAATGCGGCACACAATGAAACAATAGTTAAGGTACTGAATGTAATCATCAAGCCAGAGAACAGAGCATTGCCTACGTCTACGTAGCGTATTACGAGGCCTGCCGTACCAGCTCCAACGATTTCCCACTCACCCCACTTATCTACGAGGTAAGCATAATTCTGCTCAAGCTGGGCACCCGTGTAATTCTTCTTGTCCAGAAGTTCCAGTATCTCCGTCACATTGCCCACACTGTTTCTCACCATCAGGCAGAAGAACAGTATTGTCAGTGAAAGAAACAGGTACCAGGCCACCGGTGCTAAAATCGTAAACACTTTCGCCTTCGTCTTGTTTCTCTTGTATATTTGTTCCGCTGTCAACGGTTCTTTGACCTTCTTTTCCTTGCTCATCGGTTGTTACCTCCTCTTCTTTATTAAGTTCTTCGACTTCATTGATGACCCACTCCGGAATTTCCCAAATTTCAAACTCGTGCCAGATTTGGTTAATTTCGTCAAGGTCATTAGGCACACCAAATGCACCTTTTTCATACTCTTTGACAACTGTGAAGATAACGGATATACCGATAGCCAAACAGTAAGTAAAGAGCTTTACAAACTTTTGCCACAAAGGCTCGTCACTCGGACTGAAAAACAGACCTCCAGCGACAAAGGTGGTACCAATCATCGCAATGAAAGATGAAATGAGTGACTTCTTAGCTCGTTGCTTTCTGTACTCATCAAGCGTAATAATACGACCATTTTTGTCGTAAATGACATCAATCGTAGACCACTTGATACTCGGCACCGTTATATGCACCCGGATTTTCTCATAACCATCTATGAGCTTTTGTTTTCCGGTTGCATATAAGGTTTTTGCCGAGCAATAATTATTATTGACAAGATATTCCTGCTTACGTAATTTGGTATGCTTTCTATTATATATCTGTAAGAAGTAAGGCAGATATATTTGCTTGTCATTATTCGCTTTAATTATTGCTCTATGCTCCTCATACTTTTGGGTAGTACGCTCAGTATTCAAACCTTTCTGCAAGGCTTGCTCTGCAACGCCTTGACGGATAGAGGTTTGAATGAACGTTAAGCCAATAGATACAAAGGAGATACCGAGCAGGTTCTGTCGTACACTCTCCCAGTAGGCCTCGGAGAAAATCTCACCAAGGTCACCGAAGGTGACAATACACAGGAGTACAAAGCCGAGACAGGCGACTATCGTACCAATATTCTTACGTAACATATTCGTAAAATTCATACCAAATCACCGCCTATCACATTATGTGGAACACGCTTTTGGCTCTATGCCAGAGAGACGCAATCTCTTGGTCAGCATGCAAGTTATGTCCATGTTCTTTGAGGATTTCGTACAAGGTCTCTGCGTGTTCAAATTCATCGCGCGCGATTTCTTCTATCTCCGCAGCGTCCTCATACATCCCGTGAGCCTTCAATGACTCGTACAGAGTATTGTAAGTGTCAATATCTGTAAGTTCTTCTTTGAGTCGATTTACAAAGCACTTCATCAACTCTTCACGACTGTGTAATTTCAGTTCCATATTTACCTCACAAGTAACGTTTTATTGTTTGAATGTCTGCTGCCGAGAAATGCATCGTATACTCTCTGCCGAAGAACCTGAAGTCAAATCCGAACTCGTCAGAGCCAAAGCCTTCTGACAAGATTGTCGCGAGAGTATCTACATCGACATTATTCTTGTCATCAATGACATCGAGCATTGAAATGAGCGAGTTCTTCTTGATAAGGTCAAAGACGGCATCGGGCTTACGTTGCATTGCTACTTTGGCCGTGTTGAGGATAATCTTATAATTACCGCTGGCCTTAGGAAGCATATCATTCTCAATGAATGTGTGAATAGCCTTTATAAGTTGTTCTTTTGTTGCCATAATAACTCCTTTCAGTGGAGAGGGATTGCTCCCTCTCCACCTTTATGGGATTTAACCGTTACAACATCTGCCGCAGTTAGGCAGAGGATTGTAAGTGGTCTGTGCGGTAGTGGTGGTACCAGTGGTTACATCTGCAACCATCTTAGGATAGAAGGTTGCGTTTGCGTAGTTGACAATAGAATTGTCGCCGCAGCAGCGCTCATCACGCTCTCTGTTAAGAGCCATCATAAACTCATTCTTGCAACAAGTGAGTCTCTCACCGACGAGCTCGAACGCGTCCATGGTTTTCTGGTTCTGAACAGCCTGATTGGCAAGCGCCTGATGAATACCCTCGATTTTGCCGTTGAAATATGCAACAACATCACTGAGTTTCTGGTCAGTATAGACCTGAGAGTCGCGAAGAGCAATTTGCTGCTTGAGTGAGCTGTTCTCCTGAACAAGACCCATCTCATAACGGTTTACGGGTTGGTTCTCGTGGCAACCATTATTGCCTCCGAAAAGACCTCCGAGAAAGCCATTGCCTTGGGAAAGAACTCCAGCGAGTGCAGCACCTCCAAGTGCGGTGCCAGTAGCTGCGAGACCGGTAGTACCTCTACCAGCGTAATCTTTTTCTTCCATTCTCATAGTTAAATCTCCTTTCGTATTAGTTTGTGTGTTCTTATGAGAAATCAAGACAAAGTCCAATTAGCCCAAGGGAACCACCTCCTTTACAAAAGATACATTTAATACTTGATGCCGGTGATTTCGGTGAACTCTGCCGCCGTAATTTTACCTTTACGCACAGCATCTCTCACCATTTTTTCGGTCCAAAGACCGTTTTCATAATAGTACTTAATTTTGCTCTTCATTGTGCATTACCTCCATATCATCTTCCGGTGTAGGAAGTTCTACGTCACTCATCATAGCGATGTAGTCGGTGTGTGCCTTGTTGCGTTCAACATCTGCCGTCATATTATCAAAACGACGCGTTTCAGCAACAGTCATTTTAGCTGCGTTAAAATGTACCATTTTGGTTACCTCCACAAATTTTTATAGTATATATCCAAACGCTGGATTAGTTTGGTAGCGTTACCTTTTGCGAGGTATATTCTATCACACTTGTAGCATTCATCTACTTTGTGTTTATCGAGTTCACCTCGCTTTACTTTTGCGACCATGTGTCTAAGCTTCTTACGTTTCCGTCGAACCGCCTCTGAGCTTATCATTTTAACAACCTTTCCGGTATCTGTTAGTTTAAACGTGAAACCAAGAAACGTAAGTCCTTTAGACACTGGAAATATCGTACTCTTCTTCGGGTGAAGCGTAAAACCGTCATTGTTTAGAAACTCAGCAATTTTCTCTTTGCATTCTTGTAGATACTCTTTGCTCTCGTGAATTAGTATAAAGTCGTCCATATAACGAATATAATACTTAATCCGTAGTTTCTCTTTAATGTAATGGTCTAACGGACTCAACACCGATATGCCTGCTATTTGTATAAGTTGACTTCCGGGGTTATATCCAACATCACCCGCATACTGGGTATGAAGGACCTTCTCAGTTCGCTTATAGATGTCATCTGGTAGATAACGTTTGAACCGCTCTTCTGCGACGCTATGACGCATGTTTGGATAATAACCCTTTATGTCACACTTTAAGATAAAGCCATTCAGAGCATTATGTCTATAAAACTTATGCAAGAACTCTTCAAGTCGTTCTCTGGCTCTATCCGTGCCTTTATTCTTTTGGCACGCAAAATTATCAAAGATGAATTGCTTACTCATTAGAGGATAGATAGCATTGTCATTCATACTCCGTTGATACACGCGGTCGCGAAATGCGATACTCACGGCCTCACGAGGTTTAGGCGACGTTATCATAAAATGCTTCGGTGGGTGTTCCACGTACGTACCGTCTGCAAGTTCTCTCGATAGCCGTAGACATTCTTCTATGCCATTTATATAGAACCCAGCGACGGAGTCTTTCCAAATAACACCTTTCTTGCATTTTAACATTGACGAGAAGATGGCGTCAAAGTCTATAATCTCCTCTAATGGTAGGATTGTATTATTGTCCATAATGTGTATAACGCCCAAATTCAAAAGAAGTTGCTTGTATCATTATGGTATTGTTTGTCTTGCGACTGGACTACGGCTCTTTGTGCGGTCAATCAGGAAACTATCTCTATGAGATAGCCGTACGTCCTTTATAAGCACGAACGGGGCGCAGCGATTGGCATTGTTAGCGTTGTTATTGTTGACATTACCACTCGTGTTCACATTCCACGTATTGTAAGAGTTGTTACGGTTAGCACTACGTAAACGCACGTACTGCGGATTACAGCCTACGTCCATTTATTATCAAAATTGGGTCGCAGAATATCGCTCTATATCAGCCTTCGACCACGATTTGATAAGCGATTTAACAGATATAATTTTACTGCCCCAGTATTTAATTCTCTTAAGCTTAAGATGAAATACCTTTTGAGCAATCTGTATCAATGCCAGTAAATCTTCACATTGTGTCAACGCGACCATCTGTAAACGTTGCCTCTCTACCATATCCATCTCACTCTTTACGACGATGTTATTCGCCGTAAAGAGATTGATGTAAATATCGAGAACAAGCTCATTGATTTTATCGGTTAATACGGTTTGATATTTAGGCACGAATACTTTGGAATTGGCTGTGATAGCTAACGTATAATCCGTTAAATCGAGTGCTTCTATGAGCACCTTCATTTTACCACATTTTCGCAATCCCTCTGGTACGGACATAATTATCTCCTTTACTGTAATAAATTATTGATTAACAGACCGCACAAACCGGGGCGCAGCGAGTGGCACTGCCAGCGTTGCTATTGCTGACATAACCACTCGTGTTCACAATCCACGCATAGCAAGAGTAGTCACGGTTAGCAGGACGTAAACGCACGTACTGCGGAGACGTTTTGGCGTCAAGACCATAAGTGATGTAACCGGGATTTTTACCGGCCTCATACCACTCATTCGGCTTCGTGGCACCAGTCGCACGTTTCCAATACTCGAAGTAGTTGCCCTCTACACCACTGAGCTGAGGTTTAGCGTACATCTGCTCAAGCGAAGGAAGAAAGAAAGTATCATACGTATCTTCAGTAGTACCAATCTCACTGTCTGTAACAGTATTGAGTGCGGTGGTAACCTTGATAGGACTGATAGAGGACAAGAAATCTTCCTCAAAGCCCGTCATAAAGCCTGCCTTAGTGGCAAGTTGCTCAGGTGCTACATCGCCAAGATGCGCTGCAGTCCACCATGCATCCTTACCAGCTTTGCTATTAAGGAACTGACGAATGGCAGAATGCGACCAACGGTTGTAACCGTATCTACAAATATTACCAGAAGTGTCCTTAATCGCAGAGCGATAATATGTGGTAGTGGTAGGAATTGCATTTCCGATACCATAATCAGTGCCGGGAGTGAGAAGCTTGTAGCCTTCACCGTCTGCAACATAGTAAGAGTAATCTGCCGAGAACACGCCATCTGCGATTTCCTTTTCAGGCGCATCGAACTGAACTCCGAAAGGCGTTGCATAGTGCCACTGCAAGAACATTGCGGGAACAACCTCGCCGTCCTTGAGCTCAACGTTACCGAAATGAACAATGTCAAGCGGTACATCATAAGTCTTGTCTGCAGCTACGTCTTTCCAAGGTACGATGAATTGGTCACCGATATGGAAAATCTCAGGAGCAAGACCCTGTCTTACGATTGCCTGAATGTCCTTCCAGCTCGTAAGAGCGTTGATAGACTCACGGGCAATCGCACTAAGCAGTGCATTCTGTGTACGCATATGCGCCACAATCTCTTTGCCCGTTTCGTCAAGCAAAATAGGTTTCTTAACTGTACTCATATTAGAGTTCCTCCTCAAATTCAATATTGATTTGTCCGTCAATTACGGAAAGTCCAAGGTCGAGTTCATCGACACTTCTCTGTGCCGCGTCTCTCGCAGCCTCTGCAGCAGTCTGTGCTGCGATGGCAAGAGTCTTAGCACTCTCTGCCGCAGTTTTAAGGTTCTTAATCTCGGAGAAGCGGATTACGTACGGAAGTTCACCTACCGGAGTAACACCATCACCAATCTTAATATCATAACTGCCATCTGCCTGTAATACGTACAGAACTTCGTTTTTATACAAAATTACTGATGCGTATGTGTTAAGCTCTTCAAGAGTACAGGCGAACTCTTGACGCCTTGTGTAACCGGGATTTGCCATAACTACCTCCTATTAAGTTATTCCTGCGACAACCGCAAGCGTCGGAGTTGTGAGCAGTACCGCAGACGCAAGAGCTGCGAGAGGCGGTGCCTTCTGCAATACATAGATACTCTCGCGAATACCGTCTACATACTCAATAAACTCTCTGGTTACATCGTCAAGCGGTATTTGAATTTCGTCACCGTTGGATAAGGTGAGTACTAAGTTTTGCGACTTTTCATCATATCTACCTCCTGAAACAATCAATTCCAAAGGCAGGTCTACTGATAATACGCGACCATCTGTCGTAGTAAACGTAAGAATACCATTCTCTTGGTCATAAGTGATATTCGTAAACGCCTCTTGCTCAAGATGGAGTAAACGATTTAACAGAGCCGTGCTCAATTTGGTTTCATCAATTGCACCGGTATAGACCTTTTCTCTTGTGACCGCAGACTTACCAATCTTGCTCTCTGTAACACTCGCCGGTGCCAGTTTTTCTTCCGTCACCGCCTGGTCGTTAATCTTGGGAGTGGTAATACTCTTATCCAAAATCTTCTCAGTTGTTACAGCATTTGGTGCAATCTTTTCTTTGGTGACAGCCTCGTTGTCTACTTTCTCAGTAGTAACAGCTTCATCTGCAATCTTGTCAGTTGTTACGGCCTCGTCATTCAGTTTATCTGTGGTAATTGCCTTCGTGACAATTTTTACCGTAGTAACCGAAGAGTCTTCAAGCTTGGTCGTATCTACAGCTTTAGCTGCAATCTTCTGTCGTGTCACATTTGCATCATAGATGTTATCGGTTTTAACTGCATTTACAGCAAGTTCATCATGCGTTACATACTTATCGTACGCGGGCTCGAACTGACCTACACTCGTGACACCAAGACCATTGATGTTAAGCTTACGAGACCAGACTCTGCCAACCGCAAACAAGATTTCTGTGATAACCGTATCGCTGTCGCGAAGTACAAAAAGATTTCCGGTAACGTTAATCTTTACCTCTCCACCAACAGGTGTACGATAATCGAGAACCTCGTGCATAAAGTTGGAGTAGACCGTATTTGACTCTTTGATACCGTCAGGCGTAACCTCAGTGGCAGGACGATGATGAAGAATGCTCGCAAGAAACGCTACACTCAACTCAACAATCTGTTCACGAACCGCAAAATACTTAGGGTCGTAACCAGCCATACCGGGCTTGTTGACGTTTGCCGCAGGTGCATATAATGAATACTGTTCTTTGTTCGAGACTTTGCTCGCAGAACTGTTGTACGGAGTTACCGCACGTTCGATAATGTTAATCGCCATTATCTAACACCTCCTTGAATATTTACACTCACATAAATCGGAGTAGGCTCAAGTATCAAGCTCTTCGTATCATAGGTAGGCATAAGAGGTGCACCGTCATCATACAATTCTTGCATTTCTGCACGAACCGCTTCGTCCTCAATGAGTCCGATGTAGTTCTCCCAGTCCTCATTCGTCCATTGGTCAAATGCTTTGATATCAGTAACACGTTGCGTATCAAGAATACCTTTAAGATGCTCTTGTACGCTCTCGCCGGCCAATACCTTGATGTCGAACAAATATCCTTGCTCCATCCAATTTTTGGTTGTAAACTGTTTAATGATACGGAAATCATACTCTACCCATTCAACGCTATCCTCATCTACGTTGCCTTCGTCATCGAGCTCATAATCCTTGACATACTTATAAACGTAGTTGCCATCACTGAACGGGTCACAGAAGAACAAGAAATTCGTAATGTCGAAATCGCTTGTCTTATCGAGTACCATCTTACCACCATTATCTACTCCGTAATAGATAATCGCGTCGCCAACGTAAAAACCGTTAGGCAGTGACAATACCTCTGCTGAGATAAATGTTTTGAGGTTCTCAAGTGCCATTGAACCATCAGCTTGCTCAACGTATCTGCGTTTTACATCAAGCCAATAGGTCTCACGAAAGTCACCTCTCTGCTCATAAAGTGCCGCAGTTACTGTAATCGCAAGGTATGGGTTCTGCCAATTCTTGAGTACCACGTAAGGGTGTCCTTTCTGGTTCGTTACAGCGAAATCAAGCGACCAGGTCTCACCTCTTTGAATATGAACTTCGTTGCCAATCATCTTCATTAGACGTTACCTCCTGTCATTTGTGCTGCATTTGTACCAGATTGTCTCTGTGTCGCGGCCGCATTCTTAGCATTTGTCTTGTTGACGTTTGCCGCATGCGTTTGACCATTACCTTCCGGACCACTGTTGGGTCTCGCACCTCCACGCTGTTCACCCTGTCCATTCACAAGAGCAGTAGCCGTAGCGAGAACCTCAGGACTCTGCATAAGTGCTTGCTCAAGCTCAGGCGGTAAGTGTTGAGAGTTCTCTTTGATACCAGCCAATACAAGCTTTGCAAGAGGATATTGCATAGTATCCATAATCTGCCAGTAGAGCTCAAGCGCTCTCGGGTCTTGAGGATTACCGAAGGTACCCATCGTGAATTGCTGAAGTGTTTCTTGCCACATCTGTACACGGTTATTAGAGAGAGTCGCCGCCGGGTCAGTACTGAATGCGAAGTCATCAGCATAATACAATTTACCATACTTATCCTTACGCAAGAACATATACTTATTCCAGAGCATTTCTTCTTTCTTACCGTCCGGGAGTGTCTTTACAAACTTACGAGTTTCATCACTGAATGCGAGAAGATACTTGAACATAAGCTCATATACTCCCGCGAATGCTGCAGCCTTCATAACTCTCAAAGACTCAAGTCTACCAGCCGACTGCATCGCACTGATTTCTTTCGCCTTACCAGATGTAGCAGTGGCATCGTGTTTACCTTGATAACTCTCAGTAACACCAGACGAAGCTCTCGCGCTCTCGTAGAAGAGCTGTGCGCCTGCAATATCTTGTGATACATCAGCGAGTACCTGTTTCGTCTGTACCATCGCCGCTTCTTCTGCCGTCTTGACACCCATAATCTTAAACGACTCATCAGTGTCATTCATCTTCATCTTCTCAGGCTTAGTAACAACCGCGCCAGACTTAAGGATTTTGTCCTCAACCTTTGACAAGATTTTGTTAACACTGTCTTGCATATCAAGAAGGATGCTCACCTCCGATATGCCGTAGATAGTCTCAAGCGAGCTTACACTCGGACGAGGCACAAAGGGCAACTGTCTAACCTGATAATACGGAATTTCTGTACCAGCTTCGAGGAAAGTCTCAGCCTGTGCATTGTTCGTCGGGTCATCGCTCTTACCTTCTTCGTAAGGATTGTGGAGTCGCATAAGAGGCTCTTCAAGTATTTCAACCGTGGCATTAGCATATTTGAATTTTGTACCACCGCAGTTCTTACAATAATCACCAATGGCATTAACCGTATCACAGGCAGTACATTTGCGGACCTTACGGATTTGCCAATCTTCGTCCCACGCGATAACCTGTCTTGATGCTGCGGCATACATAAATCTACCGATAAGCCCATTACTGTTCTTATAGTAATATGTGATTACCTCAACGCCATTATGACCGGCCTCACTAGGAGAAATGAGTCTATCGTAAAGGTCATAGATACGAGACAAACTCATATTCGATTTCTCAAAGATGTAGTTCATCAAGCGATAATCTTTGCACCCGGGTTCAGGCACAACTTGGTCTGCAAGCAACACCTCAACACGGAGGTCACCGCTACGCTCATACGTGCTATCCAGACTATCCCAGCAAATCTTATACCAGCTAGTACCGTCTATGTAAGTGGCACGCTCACTTCTGTCGTTCTCTTGCTCAGTGAGCATTCTGTCCATCTCAAACTTGAGATAGTTCTCTGTAACATCGACCAAACCAAGGTCATCGTGACGTCTCGGCGTAATGCGAGGCATCGGGATACTGTTGTCGACCTTACTCTCAATGAGCTCATAAATCATCTTGCGAAGCTGTACAGACTTTCGTTTGCTTTCTTCACCAGTACGTCTATCAAGCGCATTGAGCGTACCAAGATAAGCTTTACGCCACTTAGCCAAATTCTTTGGGGTGACATACTCTATACCATCTTGATAACCTTTGGCGATACTGAACAGAGCAGAAACCTTCTCAACCATAGCATTTTCTTTCTTGCTATTTTCGTACTTCTCGCCAGTAGCTGACTGCAAGTACAAGTCAATTCTGTCCATTCGTTACCTCCGTTATGGCATCCACTCTTCCGGGGCACCATATATTTGTATGAATTTTTCTTGCTCGGCAGGCGTCATTTGCTCAAAGTCTTCCCACATATCAGGATACCACTTTGTATACCGTAAAAATCTACGCTCAGCCTTCGGTTCCTCACCGGTGACAAGTTTGATAAGACGAATAGTACCTTGCGAACACTCGTCGACCATATCATCGTGCTTACCATATGGGAAGGACTTATGCTGAGTAATGACTTTCTCACGAGCACTCAGCGTCGTGCCAATATGCCACTCAACATCTTCTTCATCAAGGTCCTCAGCGATATAATAATTACCAGCCTTAACAAAGGGAGTGATAGCCTCAGCACGAGAGACTTTACCACCCATCGGATTGACACAGACAACGGGAGGAGCATCAGGTATATACCGGAGTACATCTGCTATCGCAGGACCATTTGCTTTATCCTCAAGTACCATTTCATCAATCTCTGGGAAGTTCTCGTAAAACCACTTGATTTTCTCCATAGTCTGTACGAAAGTCATACGCTTGTTCACCTGATGGTACAAATAGACACCACCCTGATAAAGTCCACGTAGACCCATCGCGACAAAGTCATTCTCGACACCACCCTTAAAGGTTGCGTCAATAGACAACTGGAGATACTCAAATTGTTTACGCTCGTTAATCTCTTTGTTCGACAGATACGGTCTATCTTTCTCAAGCACGAAGTCACTCTTCTTGAAGCTCTTAAACCAAGTGCTGTCGAAGGTATTACCCGTAGCACCTGTCGGGCGTCCTTGATACAATGAGTTCCAAACTCTCTCACCCTCAGCCGCCATAACGACCATCTTCTTTGACCGTAGCCAATTATTATCGTTCGCTATCTTCTGCGGGAGCTCAGGGTCACCAAGGTGAGGACCCATAAGAGAGTCACCAATCTGTCGTCCTAACGGACACGGACCTTCCTTCGCAGCCTCATCATCATACTCACAAGGGAGATTGATGTCAGCCCAAATGAAGTCTGCCCAGTTATCTTTGATGAAGCCGACAACGTCATTCTCAACCCAACGAGTCTGAATAACTATCAGCTTACCACCGGGATAAATACGTGACTGTACAGACGGACCCATCTCGGCAAGTATCTTCTTAATAATGACGTCAGAACTTGCTTCTGCTGCATTCTTAATAGGGTCGTCAATGATGAATAACTCAGCACCGAAACCCGTAATACCTGCATCAAGACCAGCTGCACGACATCTACCGCCGTCCTCTGTTGCCCAGAGCTCAGCACGTTGTAAAGATTTGTCAGGCTCAGCCTTAAAGATTGCTGGTGCAAACTTGTTAAACTTGTCACGACAAATTTTACTAAAGCCTTCCGCGAATGTACTCTGGTATGAACAAATAATTACCTCACCTCTTGGGTTATTGCCAAGAAACCATGTGGGTAGCGTCTCTGTCACCATATGTGACTTACCGTGTCGAGGTGGCACCGATAGACAAAGAACGTCAAACGCCTTACCTGTTTTCACCGAGAGAAACTCTTGTACCTTCGACGTTACATATTTATGGAACTTGGTCATACAAAAGCCTTCGTTGACATATTCCACAAATGACGGATAATCTCGTTTAAGCTGACGGCGTTGTATCTCGCCCGCTATTCCCTCGAACATCATCGTCTGGTACCTCCTTTCTCTTTCTGCTAAAAATTTTCTTCAGTAAAGCCGCAAGACCCAACTGAAGCGCGACCGCTGGCGTAAATGGCCCAGCCCAGAATGCACAAATGGCACCGAATACTGTCCACCAATATGGGTTGTACAACGCCATAATAGCAGTGACAATACAAGGAGACCAGAATATCAGCTCGGCTATGATAAACCAAAACAACATATTCTTATTCAGTACATTCTTACGCAACCATCTCCATACTCGTCGCATTATTTACGTCCCCACCCCGTAGCTCCTGTAGGTTCGTCGGGACCTTTGTGGGCAAAAATGTTCACCATACCCGGGTCAGCCTTCGTGAAATTGTGCTTAGGCTGCACTCGTGCATCACGAACCTCAAAATTGCCGAGTGCCACGTTCTTTAACACGGTACCAGGCTCAACAGCAAACGCTTTGACTTCACCCGTTTTGATAGATTTAGCCAACATCGCGCCAGAGTCAATGCTCATCTGGAATTTACCTGCCTCAGTCGCAATAGAAAGGCCCATATCACGTGGGTCAATCATATTTTGATGCGCAACAAGGTCAGATTTTACAAGATTTTTGAGCTGTACGCCGGTGATGGTAGCCGAACTTGCTTTGCTATTTGTATTCTGTGCGAGCGTAGATACAAATTTGATTGTTTTAGCAACATTTGACATTAGCTATCCTCCTTCTTACCCTCAGTGAGCTGTGCCTTTTGAGCATTTCGATGAGCTTCAAGAGCTTCTTGCATGACAAAGAGTTCTTCGTCGGACAAGTTTTCCAAAGGATTGCTCACAGAAACGCTCTGTTTGGTCTCGTCGATAGGCTTTGCGCCCATACTATCACGACGCGCAACATACGAAGATGCGTTATGGCGTGCATAATACTGTTGACAAGCTTCCATCATTTCGCCTTCCGATGGCAAACGGTCCTTACCTTCGGCTTCCAGTTCAGCTTTCAGGTGTTTCCACACGGCTTGCTCTATCTGGCTGGTCGGAGTTAGGTTTCCATCTTTGTCATAGATGGCGATTGGCTCAAGTGCAGGTTTAGCATAGCGGTCTATAACATGCTGAGCCCAAGTCGCGCGAGCATGTTTAGGGTTCTTGAATAGCGTCTCAAACTCTCGTTGCTCACGTATCTGTTTGTTCGTCAGTTCCATAGGTTTCCTCCTTGTATTATTTTTGCTATTATTTATATTCTATACAATTTTATAATTTTTATACACTATTTTTAATATGTTTTTCTATAAAAGTAACTTTTAATATAGTTCAATACGCGCGTGCACGCACGATATTATAATAATGAAGGGAATTTTGCAGGGAGCTTGTTAAGAGATTTAGTTGGGTGCTTGTTTTCGTGAATAGATATATGACTACCTAATGAGCAAATTATTCTTGACTTAGTTTTGAAACTTAAAATTTTGCTAGCGCGGTTGCAGAATGCTACTCTCCCTCTCTGGTGACCCGGGCCCCGGCTCGAATTTTAATACGCTTCAAATCTATATATAATGTGAGAACAAAGAAAACTCACAAAATACATAATCTGGAGGTTCATAACTATGATGAACAAAATTGAAAAACTTGAGAATGGTTCGTATATTCTCACCACAACCGACGGTCAGACCTTTACTTGTTCGAGATGGTTCGAGAACAAAACTCAGAAGTATCACGTCGTCGTACCGAAAGAGGCCCGTGATATTTGTGGTCGTACTTACATTCGTGAGTCTTATTTTGACAACTCGGATATTTACGAATTTGAGACTAAAACCGAACATAGGACCGGACTCACTTCTGGTGGTTGGAGAAGTAAAATGACCGACGACGAGAGAAAGTTGGTCGAGGAGGCCGAGAGTACTATCGAAAAAATTAAGTCTCTCTGTATGACTCGTGAAGTCGAGAAAGTAGACCCGAACTCTGAGGAAGGTATCCTTCTCCAAATCGAACGACTCCAGAAGAAACTTGAAAACAAGAGAGGTCAGGTCTAACTGACCTCTCAGGAAAGGAGACTTATAACTATGGATAGAATTGTAGAACTTGGTAGACACGTTTGGTCCTTACTCACTGAGGACGAACACGAAAGATACTATATGGTTGGTACGTTAACATTTGTTGAAGACATTGTTGGTCTACTCAATATCACTGACTTCGACTGGAACGACGTGTACAATATTGATAGTATCCACGACAAAATCTTTGACTAATCACAACAAAAAGTCCCGGGTCATTCTCGGTCCGGGACTTTTATTACTACTAAACCTTTTGGTTGTTGAGTGGTACATTGGTACGGTCGAGTGGTCGATTGGTACATTGGTACGGTCGAGTGGTCGATTGGTACACAAAATTATACATATGAAGGAGACAAATTATGATGAAAAGTGGTAACAATTATCGTAAATTGGTAACAAAGATTACCGGTAAGGACTGGGAAGGTGACTCATTTGATAGACTCTTGATACACAATCACATTGAAGAACTTGATGAGTATGTTGAACATCTCTATTGTTGTGACTACAAAAAGGTCAAAGTACTCAACACAAGAGAACAAGAGATTGCAATCGTTGATACTCCTTATGACGAGGAAGTAAATAGAACCCGGAAACTTATGTATGAGTACTTTATGGACCGTGTATATGACGTAGATGGTGAATACTTGTGTGAATATCTTGGTATCACTCCTGAAACCCTTAAAGAACAATTGGACTATCTACTCGGGGAGGTATAACAATGAAGAAGGAAGTATATGGCATATATGCTCCAAACTACGACATTACATTCGTGATGGAGGAGAAGTTCACAGACGATGGTGAGCCTATAAGCCTTGAAGTCAAAGGTTTCTACTATGGTGAACCTGATGAACAAAGTAATAAAACATTCTATGGTGACTTAATAGCTCACTTTAGTGATGAGGAGGTACAAGAAAATGCCGAAAACTGAATACCTGTTACACGTAAACCTGACCATTGAAGGTCCTCGTAAGCTCAGTGAAGCAGACATCTATGAATTGCTTGCCACTATGGCTACAAAGTTAGATGATGGTACAACTATTAAGTGTGATTATGCACACCACGAGGAGGTATAACAATGAAAAAGTTCCTAAAGCGAGTTGCAGATTGGTTCGTATTCGTGCTCACAGGCAAAGGACCTATCGCCGACGAGGCTGTCGACAATGATATAGTGGACTACTCTGGACAGGGTCGTAACAAATATGGTAAATAATTGAGGCAAAAGCTGTGTTTCCGTTCCGTTTCATTGATTTTCATAATATAAAGAGAAAAATATATAAAAATCATTAAAACGAAAAACGTGAAACACAAACGGAAATGAGAGATATACTAATATACAAATAAGTAAATCAGCATAGAGCAATTAAGCTAGTAGGTGTATATAAAATATATCTCTCTAACCTCAAAATATTATATTATTATACTATATAGATTATATAGGTACTATAGTATATAAGTCATTCTATCCGTTTCACGTTTTTCGTTTCTCGTTTTATCATTTTTCAATATATTTTCTCTTTATATTATGAAAATCAATGAAACGAAACGGAAACACTACTTACATATAAAGGAGAACAGGCATAATGGCAAACCAACCTAACAAACCTAACAGACTTAACAGGCAAACAGCTGAACTAACCGACTTTCTGGAGTACCTCAACATCATTGGGTCTGAAACGACCACTGAGGAAGAACTTGAAGAACTCTACAAAGAGAATGTAGAGATAGAGTTTAACCACCATAAAGTATCAATACCCTTTGATGCCGTAATCTACAACGAGCTACTCAACTTGATAACCAACATTATAAAGGAGCAATAAGACTATGAACAACCACCGCAATCTTGATATTGGTACCACCTATCACACCGATACTGGTACAACCGTCACCCCAATCAAAGTTTTGCCGAACCAACGTGCTTTATTTGTAACAAGTGAGTTCTATCCCACTCCTTTTGTGGCTTGGAGCTATTCCCTCTCACCCACCAGCCCTGACCTCATTACTTTGTATTCCGGGAGTTATTATATGACACTCGACCAAGCTCTTAATGCAGAGAGCAACAAACCCGGGCCTATGCGACTTATCTTGTCCTTCTATTGTCCTGACTGTGAGACAATGTATCATCACGAGGTGACTGCTACGTCTGTACAGGCGCTCTGTGAGCAGATTGAGGACATTCGTGTGCATTGTCCCGACTGTGGCTATATGTGGATGGGTGTGCATACACTCTCTATCAAGGACAACGACACAGAGTATGAGATACCGCTGTGGCATGGCCCGGCTGCGAGTGAGTAATTTCCCATAATTTGCATATAATATAAATGTAATCCATTGACGGTGCGGTAGAGACTGTCCGCGAATAAAACTAAGGAGGTGAGACAATGCTGGCTTGGTGTATTATCAACACAATTCTTCTTGTGGCTGCACTTTGTGGTATCACGTATGTGACTATCCAGTGGTTCCGGGCTGAGAAGAAACTAGCGAAGTTTGGACAGAGTACTTTGTATAAGCGCGTTAAGAATAACAAACTATACAAGAAATGCGAGAACTTCTTTAAGACGCATGCTGATGACAACAAATAACCTGTTTATATTCATAAGTGAATAATTTTGAGATTTTTGAATATAATATAAATACAACCAATTAAGAAATCATACTGTGTGATGTTTATACTCTACCCGTCATACATACGATTTAATAAACAAATAACTTATTAAGGAGAATGTTAAAATGGCAGTAAAGATTACCCTTTTGGAACAGACCGAGAACGGTCCCGTGTTCGCTGCTGAGGACCTTGCTACTGGCGAGGCTGTAGCTGCGAAGAACTGGTTTGAGAAGAGCAAGGATAAGTGGCACATTGTGCTCGGTCCTAACTCTGCAAACCGTAAGTACATTGCGCACAACGAGTTCTATGCGAAGGCAGAGGACGGTGTGTATACGGTTGAGGACAAGACCACTGGACCTCGTGTCCTTGGTACTGCACAGCCTGACAAGAAGCTCGTACCTTATATGACCGCTGAGGACAAAGAGAAGTACGATGCTATCATCGCTCGTGCTATCGAGAACCGTAACGCACAGAAGAATGTTGAGCTCACCGAGGAAGAGAAGCTTATGGCACAGATTGCCAAGCTCGAGGCTAAGCTCAACGCTAAGCGCGAAGCTGCTATCACTGACGAGGAATAATCTTGCAAGCGTCTACGTGGTAGAGCGTAGACCACACAGGATAGTCCTTGTATAACCCGGAGGTGCCACTCCGCTGGTGACGACCAGCTTAAATAAACAGTAAATAATATATTTGGAGGTTACAAGAAAATGGCATCTATTATCGACTTCATTCTGCCTGAGGACCAGGCCGAGTACAGAGCAATTATCGAGAGAGCGGCAGAGGCTAAGGCCAATGCACCTAAGGGGCGTAAGCCCAGAGCTCCTATGACTGAGGAGCAGAAGCTCAAGATGGACGAAGGTCGTCTCGCTAAGCTTCAGGCTAAGCTCGCAGCTCTTCGTGCTGCTAACAACGGCGACGCTGAGTAATCAGTAGCCATATATGGTGACCGTATTCCCTTTCGGTTATAAAGACCTGAACCACTAAGTCCCCAAGAGCTCTATGACTTCCCAGAGCCGAGTCGGCATAAAAGTGTAACCATAAAGCCACCATTACATATTAAAACTAAATATATTGCGATTTGTGTAGGGTCAGCCTAAATCTCCGCTGCAATGCGGACACGAAAGGAAATAAGCATTATGAATATGACGAACGTTAATGTGCTCATTAAGCCCGACGAAACGCAGCAAGACATAGTCGCAGAGATTTGCGATGAATGCTGTATCGGACCTAATGAGCACTTTGCATTTAGTGCAATTATGACACCAGACAAAGAGGACGATGGGTATTACCATTTGAAGATAAACTGCGTAGTGCCTGCCGAGGATAACCCATATACTCCGCGAGAGTTAGTTCGTAATCTCTTGTCGAAGAAGGAACCACCGAATAAGGTTAGATATGTGCAGCCACCTATTGACCAATGGCTCACAGCATTTAGACCTCTGTTGTTGCGTATAGTGACGAAAGTCCACCCGCGATATGAGGCTCTTATGCCTGAGCGTGATGAGCTCATATCTATCTTGTATCTCACGGTTATGAAGTTATATAATCAAGGGTATTATCTACATCAAACAATTATACAGAAGTCATTTGTCAATGACCTTAATATGGAGTGTCGTAAGCTCAAAGGACTTGCTATCACAGACAGTCTTGATGCTCCTATCGGTGAGGACGATGATGGTAAACCGATTACATTACTTGACCAGATTGCTGACCCTGATGCGACTGAGTGGGCTCGTAGTTGTAATGAGTATACCGAGCAAGACTACTGGCACGATATGTTTGAGCGTATTAAGGCTCGTATGTTACAAGATATGTCAGAGCTTCAGTTTGACCGTATTATGATACAGTTAAAGACAAATACTGTTGACCGTAGTACTTCATACAAACTCGACAAATACAGACAGATATTTAACCCGGGTTATACGCCCAGACCTAATGCCAAAGGTAAACCCAAAGGAGGTAAGAAATGACAAACGAACATAAGAGAGAGCTCCGGGAGCATATGTCAATGAAGGCATTTACCTTTATGCTTGACGATGTGACAAAGATGCTCGTATTACAGAAGTTACGCGAGAATAACCTTGACACAAAGAAGGGTACAATCTCAGCGCTTATCAGAGTATTACTCAATTACTTCACAGACCTCATTCCTGATGACCCGACATTCGAGTACATCGTACAGCAGGTAGAAGAAGAGTATGTGTTTACAACAAAGAAGAACAAAAGGAGTACAATGTAATGAAATGTGTAACTGATTTTGGTACGTATGACGTAAATATGCATAAGACCTCATACCGTAACAATGGTAATTTGGCTATCGTGCTCGACTCACCTACGGAAGGACCTTTCGCGACATTAACCGTAAATCTTGACGGACCTAAGCTCCCTACGAATTATGCCTATGTGGATACAAATAATTGTCCGTGGGCTGAGCAGTTCATCAAACATCACAACCTTGGTAAGCCCACTGGAATGGTAGGTTACTCTGGCTATTGTACTTATCCACTTTATGAGTTTGATATGAGCAAGCTTGGAGAGGAATAATGCGAGGAACTATCTACTTTGTGAGAATGCCAGAGCATAAAACCACACAGGCACATTCTTGCGAGCGTGGTTATCGCCCAGTCGTTGTGGTATCAAGCCACGCCGGCAACAGAACTAGCGACATTGCGATGGTCTGCCCTATCACAACAAAGATTAAAGAGTTATCTTGTAATGTTAAGATAGGTTGGAGTATGGACGGCAGACCATCACAAGTCCTCTGTAACCAGATTGTCACTATACCAAAGTCTGAGCTCGTATATAGACGAGGATTTGTGACACTGGAAGAACAGAAACAAATTGATATTGCTATGTGCATATCACTTGGTATCAATATAAACTATAATGAGGTAAAAGATTATGATTGTAAATGTAAACATGTCACGTGAGGTATATGACTATTTCAAAGGTCACGACCTCTCAAAGGTGACAGATGCGTTGCTTGAGATGTATGACTTCACGAACCTGCCGCAGCGCGTAGGTCCTCGTGAGAAGGAAATCAAGGTCAATGTAAGTAACAAGTATTATATTTCTTTGTATAATACTCTTGGTCCGAGAAGCAAGAAGCTCAGTCTTGGCAGATTGTTTGAGTTTGCTTATAATATGGACGTACTCGCGTTGTCACGATTTGAGTCTATGCGAGCTGAGGACCAGAACGATAACCCCACGTATAGTCTTGTTGACCGTGCATATAGAGCATTGCTTGCAGCACAGAAACACGACAAGACCCCGGAGCTTAAAGAGCTCACCAGATTAGTTTACGAGTATAGGGAGGCAATCAATGATTAAGTACAAGAAGCAGTTTCGCTTATATGACATTTATCGTTATGCCGCAACAGGCGTAGAGAGTAAAATCAAAGGTATTCATAGCTACGAGGTAAATCGTGATGCAACTGTTATGACCGTTCGTTTCGGTGACTATGAGCATAGCAAGATTTACTTTGCGAGCAACGAGGCAGAGCTGAAGGACATCGTCCGTGCTGTGAACAAAAGACTCGGCAACTGTGATACGCCCGGACCCAGAGCTTACACAGGCAAACAATTACGTATGAAGATATGACAGTAGACGAGATATGTGCCATAATAATGGTACTGATACTAATAATATGGGAGGTATTTTCCAAAGATGACATACAGAGATAGGCTCGCTATATACGAGCAGAAGAAACGCGAGATAGCTCGCACAGCTAAAACCCCACAAGAATATGAGCGCCGCATTCAGGCACTCGCTAAGAAACTGAATATATGAGGTGACTGAGTATGAAGGTAACAAAATGCACAGGCGAAGGCCAAGGTTCTTGTAAGAGATGCAATGATAACGGCAAGTGGAATAGAACTTGGATGTGCTTCTTGAACAAAATTGAAGGCTACGAAGGTTGTTATTGTAACGACTGCACCAAAGAAATTGTAAAGGAGCACGAGCAGAATGGAACTAATTGATAAGCAGGCTTTACGAGAAAAGCTGAAAGACAAAATCTGTATCTTTCCGGCAGTTATTCGTCGCGCCATTGATGAAGCGCCTGTCGTGCACGAGGTAACAAATCGTGACAGAGAGGCTCTGCAAGAACATATTATGAGCTTAATCCCGGAGACCATTGATACTGATGCAGGTACTCACATCTATCTCTTGTATCAGGAGCGCCTCAAAATTGCCAAAGCCGTAACTGATGGTCTCGTTAGACCGTTTCAGGTGTATAACTTACAGATGGAAGAGTTTATGGACAAGCTCACCACAATTGATATGCCTCTTGCAGTACTTGAGCAAATTCGTGAATTGGCAGGTATGAACGAATGAAGCTGCTCGTAGATGAAATGCCAGTAATGTCCAGTGATTGCCCATTCTTCGGTTATTGCGATTGCAAGCTTGATGGTAATCTCTGCGGCTTATGGCGAAAAGAACAATGTATAGATGACAAGGCAGAATGCCAGTGTCTTAAGGAGGTAAATAAATGACACTTGAAGAAAGAGTACAAATTTTTGATTGTTTCTTTGACCTCTTACAGTCTACAAACGGTAGACTTGCAAAGGAACAAGCCGTAACAGTATTTGAGCGTACCTACCCGGAGTTGAAAGAGGACTGGGTCTACATTCTTGAAACGCTCGACGGCAAGCATCCCATTGGTTGGACGTTTGTGGCGCGTTTTAGAGCCATCGAGACTCTGCGTGAGCCTACGCCTTATATGGACGGCGTTCATACCATCAAAAAGATGATACAGTTATGCGAGTCTGCGCACGATAAGACATTTGCAACTACCAATCGTATTGAGCACACCATTGGCATCTATGGTGATTTCCTCGCGCCTATTGTCAATCGTACATTACGCCTTGGCATTGGTAAGTCATTACTGGAAAAGACGGACATCACGCCTATGCTCGCGAAGAAGTATGAAGGTGGATTTCTGCGCGGTGATTTCGTTGTAACCGAAAAGCTTGATGGTAACAGATGTGTCGCAGCCTTCAATCCTCATAGCGACCAGTGGGAATTCTACTCTCGCTCTGGTAAGCTTATGAAGGTAGACTTTGATATGACTGGGTTTGACACAGACTTTATCTATGACGGTGAGGTTATGAGCACAGACCAGACAGATTTGTCTATCAAGCGTTACGAGTCTATCCTCAATGATACAGACTTTGCACACGAAACCTTTGACGCACAGCTCCAGTTCAATCGTACCTCCGGACTCATCAACAGACACAGCTCTGGCAAGAAGGGACTTATCTACAATGTATTTGATATTGTAGATGATAACAAGTATACTGATAGACGTGAAGTGCTTGCCTCTATGGACGCGAGAGGCGCAGACGTACGTATTCTTCCCACTTTGTATATCGGTAATGATGTAAACGTCATCAAAGCTCTTCTCGGTCGTATGACGCAGATGGGCGGCGAAGGCATTATGCTTAACCGTATTGACAGAGGTTATGAGCATAAGCGTAGTGATGCTCTACTTAAGTATAAGCAAGTACAGTTTATGGATATGAGAGTAACTGGCTGGTATATGGGTACAGGCAAGTACGCAGGATATGTTGGCGGACTTAATTGTATGCTTGAAACAGCAGACGGTAAAATCATTACTTGTGACGTAGGCTCCGGTCTGTCCGATGCACAGCGTATGACTTGGGCATGTGACCCCTCTCGTATCATCGGTAAGATTGTACAGATTGGCTATCACGAGCTCACACAGAGCGAGGAGAACCACGGTACAAATCTTTACTCGCTCAGGTTTCCCAGACTCATCAAGGTTCGTAAAGACAAGTCGGAAACCAGTGAATTTTAACGGTAAATACTGTATAAAATTCAAATGAATAATTTTCAAATTTTTGAATATAATATAAATACAGCGAAAATAAAAGGAGCAGTAACTTATGAACGAAAATCAGAACGAGAAAATCAACATTAACGGCAAAGTACTTCAGTACGGTGTCGTGAGTGACGAGAACGGTTATCAAGTTTATCTGTACCCGGGAATGACTGTTGCTGAGGTCGCGTTTAATATGATGGTTACCATTCGTCTGCTTGAGCAAGATGGTTACATCAAGGATAAGGCAGAGTTTGATGCACTTATCGACAAGTATTATAACGACCCGCAATATGCACCTATCACGGAGGTACCTGATGAACAGAATTAAAGTTGAAGTACTTGAAGGCAATCTCAACGGTATGCCCAAGTTCCTCGCAAGACTTACGCAGCGCGGTCATCTTATTAAAGGTATGGACGATGTGCTCGCGCTCTATGATGATGCCATTGAGGGTGCACCGAGTCAGTATCTCTTGAGCTTACCTCATACCACCATTCAGCGTATGAACTATCTTACGGTAGCAATCACAGGTCTCTCGACCAAAGCGGTGAGTCAGTTGAGAACACACGCAAAGCGTCTTACCTTTGTATCTACCAGTACTCAGTATTCGGACTTCTCCGGTTGTAATGACAATTATGTAATCCCGGACGGTTTGACAGATGAGCAGAAGCTCTATATGCGCGATACCTATGACGGTATTCAGCATATGTATGAGCGACTCATTCAGTCTGGCGTAGACAAAGATAAAGCATCTTATATACTCCCGCAGGGTCTGCGTAAGACGTTAATCATCAGCGGTTCACTCGATGACTGGAGTTACGTAATGAGAACTCGTCTTTGTCATCGTAACACAGAAGAAGTACAAAACATTATGCGACTTATCCTCAAAGAGATTGAGAGTAACTGGGGTGAAGAGTATACGGTAAATATGCTCCCTCCCTGTGTCAATGGTAAATGTCTTGAAGGAAAGTTCAGTTGCGGAAAGAGGTTTGAACGATGAATAACAAGAAGGACACACTAATCACGTTTGCACTATGGCAGGCAATGCTCTCAAAGTGCAGAGATAAAAAGACCGCCGCAATTCTTGTATCGGCAGACCTCTCGCAGATTTACTCTATCGGCATCAACGGTGGTCCGAAGGGTGGCGCAGATTGCCTCTGTCATACGGAAGATGATGGTCAAGCAATCATTGCGAAGTATACTTGTGTTCACGCAGAAATGAATTGTCTTGTCAAAAACACGGTAATCAATGACGTACCGAAGATTATGATTTGTACAAAGCAACCTTGCCAGATGTGTGCATCACTCATCGTCAACGCTTGTACGAATATCACTGAGGTATGGTACATCGAGCCTTATTGGGACGCGACCGGAGTTGAGATTTTGCGCAATGCAGGTATCAAGGTCGTACAGTTAAAGGAGACTGATGTATGAGTGAAGAGCAAACCACATTAACACAAGCCATACAGAGTGTCGCGCAGGCTTATCTCGACAAAATCAACGGAAAAAGTATAGAGGACCTCGGTGGTACAGATGCTGTAGTTTTTATGCTGATGAATGAGCTTGTCAATGCGTATCAGTGTATGATTACAATTGCTGTAAACTTTGATAATTTCCTCACTGTTTACGAGGCAAACCAAACCATCATAGATAATAACTTCTCTGTATTCAATGATGCATTGACACAAGTGAGTGAAAACCTCGCTAAACAAGATGCTGCATTGGCAGAGTCGCTTAGCAAATCACTGCAGTCAATCAATAAACAAATGACTAATCAGAATAAAGTTCTTGATAAGCAAGTCATAAAGCTCTCAAAGAGCATCAGTAAAATCACAGGAGGCAACTCGTGACATTAAGATTTATCCGCTTTAACGAAAAAGCAAAAATTCCGATGCGTAAGCATCATTCCGATACCGGCGCTGACATCTTTATGATGTCAGGCGGGTCAATCGGACCGCATAAAACCATCGTGGTCCCTCTCGGCTTCGGTATTGAGGTACCTAATGGACACTCTGCAAGATTGCAGGTACGTACAAGTATTGCACAAAAAGGTCTGTTTATTCAGGGCTGTGCAATTGATGCAGGTTACACCGGCGAGATTTCAATGATTTTGCATAATATAAGTGAGAACGAAATCACTTGGAATGAAGGTGACCGTCTTGGATATATTGAGGTATATCCCACGCAATATCCTGTATTTGTAGAAAACTTAGAGAAAGGACGAGGCGATGGCGCCTTCGGTAGTACAGGCAAATGACAATTAACGAAGAAATTGTAATGTTCAAAGAACTCACAACACAGATGAGTGACACCTTTGCGAAGAAGCGTCACGATTATGGTCAGACGACTGAGGAGACCTACAAAAAGTTCGGTCCTGTGTCTATGCTGACCAGAATGCACGACAAGATGGGTAGACTTGATACTCTTCTTGTAAGTGGTGACAAGAATTGCGTCGAAGATGAACGAGTAGAAGATACTCTTCTTGACCTCGCAAATTATGCACTCATCACAATTCTTGAAATGCGCAAAGCAGATACAAGACTCAAATCAGTAACTAACAAATAAACGGAGGTGAAAGTGTGCCAAAAAAGGTATACACTGGCAAAGAGATAGAACAGATAATGCTATTGGCACAAGATGTCATATCTCTAAATACACCTATCACAAATAACGGTGAGATGCAAGATATGGACACCGAGCTCGGCGACTTCATAGAGGACCCTAATCCCACACCAGAAGAGGAAGCTATGATTACGAACAGACGAGATGTTATTGCGAGTTATCTCCAAAAGTACCTCAGTCCTCGTGAACAGAAAGTTATAATTTTAAGATTTGGACTGGAAAGTGGTCGACCTATGACACTCGAAGAAGTCGGTAGAGAATATGGCATCACCCGTGAGAGAGTAAGACAGGTAGAAGCAAAAGCAATCCGCAAATTGAGATTTCAGTTTGCAAAGAATAAAATAACTTGGGAGAACATATAATGGCAGAACAAAGAAACCACGCCGTACTGAGTGCCTCCTCTGCACACAGATGGTTAGTTTGTACGCCTTCGGCTCGATTAGAGCTTGAGGAAGGACAAGAGGAATGTAGTGCCTTCGCTGCGGAAGGTACAGCGGCACACGCTCTGGCAGAGCTCAAGCTTAATTACCGCTTCGGCAAAATCGGTGTGACCGAGTATAACGAAGAGTATGAAGCATTTAAGCAGAACCCGGAGTTCAGCAAATATTATAACAAAGAGTTTGAGGAATATGTAGATGACCACGTTGAGTATGTCGTGTCTATCACAGACGAGCTTGATGCAGCAGGTACCAAGTACCATATCTTCTTCGAGGTCAGAGTAAACTTCGCGAATGTTGTTCCTCAAGGCTTCGGTACGGCAGACGTTCTTATTGTAACAGAAGATACAATTCACGTCATCGACTTGAAGTTTGGAGCAGGCGTTCCGGTAAGCGCCATCGACAATCCTCAGCTTCGACTCTATGGTATGGGCGCACTCAATTTGTTCCCGAATACCAAAAATGTAAAGACCACCATCAATCAGCCCCGTCTTTTGTCAAGAGACACAGAAGAGCTTACGAAAGAAGAGCTCCTCAAATGGGCGTTTGAATATGTTAAGCCTCGTGCAGAAGAAGCCATTAAAGGTGAGGGCGTACTCCGTGCCTCGGAAGATGCTTGCAGATTTTGTAAGCTCAGAGGTAAATGCAAGGAACGCGCAGATACTCAGTTGGCCATTGCACAGAAAGAGTTTGAGATTGTCGACCAAAAGGCAAATCTCGTACAGAACCTCAGCGTAGAACAGATTAGCAATATTCTGGAAATCGCGCCGATGTTCATTGATTGGTTCAAAGACGTTCAGGCGTTCGCATTAGGTCAGTTAATGCAGGGCGTTAAAATACCCGGCTACAAGTTAGTCGAAGGCAGAAGTAACCGCATCATTACGGACGAAACCAAAGTAAAAGAGATTTTACTTGAAGTCGGACTTACCGAGGACGAAATTATGAAGCCTCGTGAGATGCTCGGTATTTCTAAACTCGAAGCTCTCGTAGGTAAGAAGTTATTTGCGGACCTCTGCAAAGAATATCTTGTCAAGCCTATGGGTAAGCTGACGTTGGCCCCGGAGAGTGATAGGCGACCCGAGGTTAGTACGCTTGCGTTAGCACAAAGTGATTTCGCAAGTCCTATCGAAATTGAATAATATGTAAATAGTTAATAAGGAGAATAGTTATTATGGCAGAAATGAATAGCACTAAGGTCGTTACCGGTAAGGTACGTTTCAGTTTCGTAAATGTTTTTGAGGCAAGAGCTTTCGGCGAGGGACAGACTCCCAAGTATTCCGTTATGCTTCTTATCCCTAAGTCCGATGTAGGCACCATCGCTCGTATCAAGAAGGCGATTGATGCGGCTGCACAGAAGGGTCTCTCCACCAAGTTCGGTGGAAAGCTTCCTGCGGTGCTCAAGACCACCCTCAAGGACGCAGATAAGGATACTGACCAAGACGGCGAAATCTTCGCTGACAAGTGGGACTACACCGCTGGTCACTACATCATCAACGTATCCAGCAAAATCCAGCCCCAGATTGTAGACGCAGCTCGCAATCCTATTATCAATCCCGTAGAGTTTTACTCCGGTTGCTACGGCAGAGCAAGTATCAACTTCTTTGCTTACAACAACAACGGTAATAAGGGTATCAGCGCGGGTCTTAACAACCTCCAGAAGCTTGAAGATGGCGAGAGTCTCGGCAGCTTCACTACGGCTGAACAGGACTTTGCCGACGACATTTAATATATAAAACAAACAGCACCGGGCTGACTGACCCGGCCCGGTGCTTTCTTTATTGGGGTATCGCCAAGCGGTAAGGCACAGGACTTTGACTCCTGCATTCGCTGGTTCAAATCCAGCTACCCCAGCCAATTCAAATTTTACATATTAAAGAGGTGGCATAATGAGTGAATTAGAAAACAAATTACAGAGGCGCTGCCAGAAGATACTCAAAGATGGCGGTGCCTTTGTTTTTAAGACTCACGGTGATATGTACAGTCGAACAGGCATTCCGGACCTTGTATCTTGTATACCGGTCACAGAAGATGTATTACGGAAAATGCTTGATGATGGTTGGTTCAAAGACCGTAAGGTTGGCATCTTTGTCGGACTTGAATGTAAGAGAGTCGGCAAATTGAATGTGTTTGATGATAGACGTCGAGCACAAGAGATAGTCGGTGGAGAGATTAAGAACGCCGGCGGCATATGGTTTGCCATTGACGATAGTGATATTGTCGAAGCGATTATAAAGACAACGAAAGGAGAGATGTAATGCTATATAGTGAATACGTAACAAAACGTAGACAGTATCAGGAAATGGGCCGAGATTTGCTCTTGACGAAGAAACACGCTTGTCTATTCTTTTCGCCCGGTAAAGGTAAGACCTATCCTGTTATTGATGCTTTGCAAGAGCTCGACAAGAAGAATGGTGGCACCACAAAGGTACTTATCATATCAAGTCCGGACGCTATTCGTAAAATGTGGGAAACAGAGATAGTACCACAAAAGATATTGCCGAAAGACACATTCCTTGTAACAGATAGAACAGCTATCGGTGATATATCGCAGATGCTCTTGCTCAAAAGATGGGACGTAATTATTGTCGATGAGTGTCATATTGTGAAGGCGAACAGCTCCAAGATACACAAGCTCGTATATAAACTTTGTAAACGAGCAGAATATGCTTGGGGACTCACCGGTACTCCTCGTGGTAATACAGACCTCGACATTTGGTGTCAGTTGCAGGCACTCCATATCGGTGGTCAAGGTAATATGTCTTACTCGGCTTGGTCTCGTATCTATTGTGACTTTGAGACAGGATATGGTGCATACGGTAAGTTCCAAAAGCCTACGAGCATTAAAGAAAAGTATCTGCCTTGGTGGAATAACCTGCTCGATGAATATTGTCTCTTTGTCGACTACGATGAAGATGACAATATGCCTGACCTTAATATTGAGGTAATCAAAATACCTTATGTTAAGACAGAGGCCTATGAGAATGCTTATAAAGGCATTATCGAGGTCGGTGAGTATGCAACGACAACTGAGAAGATGGTTGCAATCTCAAAGGCACATCAAGTGTGCAATGGTTATATCTACCTGCCTGATAAAGTTATTCACCGTTATCACGAGAATACTAAACTCGCATATCTTGACAAATATGTCGCAGAAGGTAAGTGTGTAATCGTGTATAAGCATATCGCAGATTATGAGGACCTTTGTAAGAAGTTTGGCAATCTTGCGACAAATGATGTCAATACATTTAAGAAGGGTCAACATGAAGTACTTCTCTTGCAATGTGGCGAGTGTAAATCATTCAACTTGCAGGACCATTGCAATACTATTGTATTCTATACACTTGACTATTCATTCATCAAATATAAGCAGATGATACACAGATGCTGGCGTCTTGGACAAAAGAGACCCACGCGTATTATCGTACTCGAACATAAAGATACCGTCGAGAAACAAATTTGGCTCGCAGTACAGGGAAAGCAGAAAATGCACGATTTGTATATGAGCATTAAGAAAGCAGATTAAAGGAGAACAGCAATATGGACGAAATGTTGGCACGTGTTAATCAACTATATCCCAACTGTGGTTATGTACAGATTAGAGCATATGATGCAGAACTCTGGGAAGGCAAAGAATATGACAGCCGTATGGAGAATAAAGCTCCTATGACGCAATGGCGTACATCACCTTTGAGCTTTGAGCAGGCTGTAAAGTATGCCGAAAAAGGTCATAGAATTGGTTGGATTGTACCAGAAGGATATGTTGTCGTAGACGTTGATAATGAGGACCACCCGGAGAGTTCTGCATACGTAGAGCGTATATTGAATGAACTTGGCGTCAAGTATTCATACAATAGAACGAGTAGAGGTGTACACTTCTTATTCAAAGATGAACACTTTGCAATTCCGTCGGACGCGGTAACAAAATGTGCTCTTGGTATTACGGTTGACCACAGAGCAAATAAAAAAGGTTATATCATTCTTCCGACAAATGACCCGCACAGGTCTTGGGGAGAATGGGTAGACGAGGTTGAAGATATACCGGCATTCTTAAAGCCTGTAATGGTTGCAAAGAACCAAATTGAAACCTTTATCGGTATGGGCGAAGGCGAAGGTAGAAACACCGAGCTCTTCAAATGGCGAACGAAATTGCTCCAGAGCAATAAGCTCAGTGATGCTGAGATTAGACAAGCGTTAGAGCTTATCAATAATAATTTGTTTGCTACGCCTATGCCGGCAACAGAGATGGAAGCCTCTGTTATGAAGCCTCGTAAGACAGACGTTGAGCACAGAGAAAAAGGCGAGAAAGTAAAACTCAACGTGCTCGAAAAAGAAAACATCTACAACGTAATCGCTAATAAGATTGTACGCGAGTTTGATATGATGTGTATTGGCTACAAGCAGTTCTATAAGTTTGACAAGACGCATTATAAACCTCTCCGCGAGATTGACGTAGAACGTCTTATCCACTATGAGATTAGCGAGAACATTCCGGCAGAAGGTCGTAAAGAGATTATGCGCTTCCTCGCCGTTAAGACTCTCGTTGAGCCAGAAGAAGTTGACCGTATTTGGAATAAGATTGCGGTTGGCAACGGAGTTCTTGATGTAGTAACCGGAGAGCTCAGCGAGCCTAACCGTAATGAGAAAAACACGATTGCAATACCGTGGAACTACAATCCTGACCCGCCTCATAGCCCAAAGATTGACGAGTTTATGACTCATATCTCAGCAAACCGTGACGGCTCACCAAACATTATGAAAAAGCAATTCCTGTATCAAATCGCTGGATATTGCTTACTCAAAAAGAATTACTTTGGTAAGTTCTTCATCTTCCAAGGTGATGGCGGTACAGGTAAGTCAACATTCCAAGACCTTATAGTTAAGATGCTCGGCGAATGTAACAGAGCGCGCGTAGGCATCGACAAGATGGACGCTGACTATTATCTTGCGACTCTCTTGTCAAAGCTCATCAATATTGACGATGATGCCGTCGACGGAAAAGTGCTGGAGAACACAGGTAGATTTAAGTCACTCGTAACCGGTAATGAAATCACGGTACGACAGATTTTCAAAGAACCTGTAACGTTTACTCCCTTTGCGACATGTATGTTCTCTTGTAATAAGTTGCCTCGTATTCTTGATAAGACCTCTGGTCTGTACAGACGTATGGTAATCATTGAGCTTAACAATAAGATTACAAGACCTGACCCATTATTCTTGATGAAACTCACACAGCGTGATATGGAATACTTTTTGTATCAGGCAGTTTATTGGGTCGGAGTTGCATTACAAGAGGGTGCGTTCCGTGTAAGCCAGAGTGAGCAAGAACTTCTCCGTAAGTTTAAGTGTAGACAGAGCTCACTTAATGAGTGGATATTTGAAGAGCATATCACGCTCGGTGATGTATATGGCAAAGGTGCTCTTAGTTTGTATAGCTTTTATATTGAGTGGGCGCAATCTAATGGTTATAGTAAATTACCATCGGCGCTTACATTCAAAGAAGATATATGCGCACTGTATAATGTAGAACTTGATTATACCGGCGTAGAAAAACGTGCGTCACAGCAAATCTTTGCAAGACGCATTGAACCCACAGCAAATGAATTATTGGAGGTACCATTCTAATGGAAGAAAGACAGTATGACAAAGCAATGAGGCTCATTCGTGAAGCCTCAAAGAATATCGCAGACCTTGGTGATTTGCTCAAAGCTCCGAAGGAAGAAAACCTTACTGAGGAAGAGCAAAAGAACCTTCAGCTTGGACTCTTGAAGCTCGTCGTAGTCGTTAAGGAGTTTGGCAAATGATAGTAGTTCCTTCAACATTGAGCGGAGTATTAAATGACTTACCGAGATATGTTAAAGAGAGCGAAGATGTAATGGGTTATATCATATGTGACAGGGTTGCTATTTGGGACCCTGTCTGGGTTAACCCAAGAAGTGAAGTGCTTGCTCCGGTAAGGTTCAATGTGGACTATATCGAAAGAGCAAGCATTCTTACTTTATCAATGCCATTAACCGGCGGAACTATTGTCAACAACGTGGGTGATATAGGTCTGCTTGTTATATCAAATGATATGTACTCAAAATGGGAAATCGCAGCAATGCACGAAATCGTACGATACCTCAAGCTGCGATATAACATTGAGGCAACAATCGCCGGTAATGACGTACTCATTGATGGCAAAAAGTTTATCGGTACATCAAATGGCTTCATCAACGGTAACAGACGGCTCGCTGCAATGTTCATAAGTATGAATGATGACACGGCTTGGCTGATAAAGAAAATATGTATTAAAGAGAACAAGCACACAGGCTTCGTCGGACTAAACAGATACAATGTTTGCCCGAGAAAGCTCATAACAAGAATGTTAAGATTTACAAGAAAGTGGGAGGCAAGAGCACTATGAAAATGAAACTATTAGAACAAATGTTCGACTTCGAGGTATTTCCCAATTGGTGGTGTTGTGTCGTAGGTAAATACCCGCAAGACGATGATATACCGGAAAGCATCAAAGACGATTTTATTGTCGTTACCAGTGATATGCCTGATGCGAGAGAAAGACTGCTCAATATTGTCGGCGACAGAAACTACGTCAATATGGGTTACAATATTAAGTACTACGATAATATTATTCTCAATGGTGTAGCAAATGGCTTTACGCCAAGACAACTTAAAATCCTCAACGATATTATCATCGACCCGGAAAAAGAGTATAGCAGCGTAGAGCATATGCGCATCGCACCCTTTGCTCGTAAGAAATATAACAACTTTGTATACCAAGATATGATGGACGACAACACAGGTTCATTGAAAGAAAAAGAGGCATGCATGCAGCTTGATATTCGTGAGACCACGGTACCCTTCGACAAAGAGGACCTTACAGACGAAGATAAAGATGCTATCATCTTCTATTGTAAGCACGACGTCTGGTCATCTATGATGTTCTACAAAGTTATCCTCAAGCCGTTTATCGCATCAAAGCTTGCCGTTGGTAGAGTATTCAACATTCCGATGGACGTGTGTTATAAGTCTACAAACGCTAAGCTGTCTGCGATTGCACTGGGAGCAAAGAAAAAGTCTTTCCCCGATGCACACAGAGAAGATATTGTCATTCCTGCAGAGCTCAGACAATATATCGCATATAGCTTGCCGGCATCTGTTGTGACACGACTCTGCTCAAGCCCGGAAAAATTTGAGGTAGTGCTCTTTGAAAATGATGTATCATACAGTAACGGTGGTATTCACTCTGTACCTTGTAGACCGGCAGAGATTAAGGTTAAGAGCAAATTCCCCGCTTGGTTTGTGCACGTCAAAGAAGGTAATGGTTGGTCACTGATTAACGTCGACGCTGGTTCATTCTATCCCAATATGATGGTTGCTTGGAAAGGTCTGTCGCGTGCAATTCCTGAGCCTGAAAAGTTTGCCGGCTTGATTAGAACAAGACTTGAGCTTAAGTCGGTTATCGGTCCTTTCGAGGATAAGTATGGTACTCACCCTGAGCTCGCGCCTCGTGAGGAATATCTCGCATATGTAAATGCCAAAGAAGCATCACAGGCATACAAGCTCATTCTTAATACAACGTACGGTGCTTCCGGTAATAAGTATCTTGACCTCTATGACCCTTATATGACAACGTATACTTGCCGACTCGGTCAGCTCCTTCTTACGGCTCTTGCCAATAATTTGTATACACAGATTGGTAAAGAGAACATCAAGATTATACAGACTAACACAGATGGTATCTTGATTTACATTCGTGACGAGTACAAAGAGTTGATGTATCAAATCGGCGCAGAGTGGGAGCGCATCTCACATATTCCGCTTGAGTTTGAGAACGAGCATCAAATCTGGCAGCGTGACGTTAACAACTATATTATGGGTAAGGCAAATGGTCGTGTTAAGACCAAAGGTGGTTTCTTCGTAACTGATATGCAGCAGCCCGGTTATAATAGAGTACGTCCTCTCGATTGTTATGTATGTCGTGAAGCGATGATTGAGTTCATTGCACACGGTAAAGATATTGTAGAGCATATCTACAATGAGAGTGACATCAGCAAGTTTGCTGTAACCTGTCACAAAGGTTCATTCAGCGGCATCTTGCGCGAGTTCAATGACGGCAGACCTGATGAAATACTCCACAAGGTTAATCGCGTGTATGCGTCAATGAACCACGACCTTGGTATGATATTCAAGACCAAGAAAGTACAGGGAGTGCCGAAGAAATATAAAGCTCCCGGGTGCCCGCCCCATTGTGAGTTAATCAATGATGCTCTTGTCAATTATAACATCAATGACCTTCGTGGCGATATTGATTATATGTGGTACATTGAGCAGACAGTTGATATGATTGACGCTCCGTGGTACGAAATTGTAGGTAGTAAAATTCAAAGATATGATATAGGTTTGTCCCTCGTTTGATTTGGAAAATCTCCCAAAGAGGGACGAGAATATATCACTGTGGCCCATTCTAATATATAATATTCCAGAGAAAATATGTTTCGTGACCTCTTAATAAGGCAAAATAATCGAAGGAATATTATATATTAGAAAATCTATTAGTAGGAGGTATAGAAATGCCAGAAATAAAGAAAGTAACGATTAAGCGCGGCGAGAACATAATCGAAGGCAATTTGCTCATCATCGGTGACGATTTTTCACCTTATGACTTTATGAATTGGCGTGAGTGCTGTAACTTTTTGATAGATAAATGCTATGGTATGACAAGAGCAATGACTCTCGTACAAAAAGATAAGGAGCACCTCGAAATGAGATGCCCCTTAACAGGAGAGTATTTGACAGTACTTGCAAGTACTGAGGACTTAGAGCGTATTCATAGAACGTTTATTCTACAAAACCTTTATCGCCCTTATAAACATTCCGAGTAATGCCAAGACGTTTTAACATCTGCCACAGTGATGCAGAAGCATAGAACTTCTTGCCCATCGTCTGCGTCCAAATATAAATCTTAGCGATTTCAGCGTTCTGCGTCATAGTTCTTGAAATGACACGTGCACGCTGCTCGTCGTTCATCTTGTCCCAAGACAAAGTTTTGAATGTGCCATCAGGCATTTCAACCTTATGTTTTTGGGACTTTATTTTTTCAAGACTTTCCTTATTGAGCTCACCATACTTCTCGTTAAGAGCAAGACGGTCGAGCTCAAATTTTTCGCCGTTGACAGTGAGTTCTCCGGTGAGTTCGTTCTTATTGACACCAAGCTCACGGCACATACGTTCCAGCTCACTTACTTCTACCCAGTAAATCTTCGGACCGAGTACACCTTTTTGGAGAAGTGCTCCGATGATAGGCAAACTATATTTGTCCTCAAGCTCGCCGGTGTACGGGTTAATCTTACGATTGCCGAAAGGTTGCGTAGGTACAAAGGTATTAAGCCAACGTTCCCACATTCCCTTGAAGCCGGGAGAGTAACGGATTGCATGCTGATTGGTACAAGCGATAATCGTCTGCCACATTTGAGGTACAAAGGAACGCATTACGCTCTCAGTTTCTGTGAGAAGGTCGTCCCAAGTGCCACCCCATTTATGACGTTCAAGAATATCGGTTGCGAAGAAGCCGTCGAGCATCGTATCAGTTACGAGCGAAATCATTTCCTCAAAGGTTGCCGGCTCACCATCGGATTGCTCAATCCACATTTGTGCAATGGAAGCACCAACGAGGACAGACGAAGAACCAAACAAGTTGGTAATGTCAAGTTTAATTTCCTCGTCAACGTAGAGATAGAATTTGTCATCATCTTCGTCGATACGAATACGTCCGGAACATGCGAGCATAATACCAAACATAGAGAGTATCAAGCCTACAACGCCCTTGCCGATGTCACGTCTTACGAGGAACTCAGCAGCTCTACTGTCTGCTACCATTTCGCCCTTTGCACGTTTCTCACTGAGTTTAGAGATTTGGTTCTCAAGTTTACACATACGAGTAATAGAAGCAACAAGGCCAAGCGGTGTATACTTGAACGACTCTGCGAACCAGTTAAACGATGAGTTAAGGAACGGCTGCCAGAAGGTAAGTGCCTCATACATTGCCGGGTATTTATCACGAATGCCATCAAGGAAATCTGCCGCGAACGAACGCTTATGCATATACTCAATGTTTGCGAGGATTACACTTTCAGCAAAGAGGTCCATTGCCTCGGAACTGAGTCCTTGTGACAAATCAACGTTGCCGCGTTCAGCCTCAATTGTGAGTATCTTGCCGAAGTATCTGCCTGCGGCGAACTTAACGAACTTCTTATCGCTAATCATTTTGTCAATGAATTTGGCGAGTACGTTCATCGTCTTTGTATCGAAGCGGCGACCTTGTGCATACTGTTTCTCATAGGCCTTTGCGATGAGCGTTACGAGTAGACCTCTCTCGTCTGCAACCTTTTTGCTCTGTCTTGCATCATACTTACTTGACATATCATACAAGGGGTCGAACACAGGATTGTTAAGAATATAGGTGTCGATGAAGGACTTAGCTTCGGAGCTAATCTTTGTACCAGCAAGGTTCCATTGGTCTTTACGATAGCCCTTCTTGGTGAAGATGATACCACCGATTGCATCACTGGTTTTATTGAACCCGGTAACAATTACGTTAGAGATAATATTACGTATCCAAGTCGTAGGACCAGAGAGCATAGCCATATATCTGTAAGACTTAATCTTGCTACCAAGACGAGCCCACCAAGATTTACTCCAACGTTTATTATTTGCCTTATCGGCAGTCATTTGACGCTTACCAAACTCTTCGAGCATTTCGATAACGGCATCTGCCTTCTTCTTACGTTCGTCTGCATTTGTTTCTGCCTGCAAACTATCAACGGCTTCAATGAGTTTATCTTTGTCATCGTCACTGATTTCCGTCCAGTCATCAAACATTCTCTGTCTGACTTTCTTCATCGGGTCAACGACTTTGAGCATCTGCTGTACAGCCTGTAAGCCTGAACCGTGTGCACTGGCCTTCTGCTCATAGAGCTTCTCAACCATTTCAATCTCAGCATCGGAGAAGTTCCAGTTGTTAATATTGTGACGCGCAGCATCGACAATATAGCCAAGCAAGAAGATTTCAAATGCGGCGAGCTTATTAGCGGGACCGTCCATTGTCAATGCGCCGCGCTGGAAGAACTCGACAATGTCAAGAACGTCATTACGCGACAAGGACAAGAGAGCGTCACGGTTTGCCTCATAGAAAGCATCCCAGTTGCTGACCTCGTGTTTAACACGGCTATCAAACTCTCCGGGCTTAAATTGCGATTTGTCATAGAGCTGACCACTCTCGTCACGGCTCGCAAATTGCACCTCAGTATTTGCCATATCCTCAAATGCCGTATCGAGTATCTTGTACAATACGTGAGGCATATCAATGCCAGACATAATATTAAAGACATTAGGCGTATCACTGGTACGCTTTTTCTTTTTAGGCGTAACCTTAAACTCCGTTGTCTTTACTTGCTTTTCTCTCGGTACCTTCTGCGAACGAATGGCATCTACAAGAGATTGTGCAGCACGTTCACCGCGCGCAACGGTTTTCTTAACAGTACCTTTGCGTCGTGCGATTTCTTGACGAACGGCTTTGAGGGTATTACGTAACAAGTCGTCATTCGCAAGAATTGCGGACACGTCGTGACGGAATGCCTCGTTGCCTTCTGTGATATTATGCTTAGGTGCATAGTTAAATCTGCCGGTTTTATCTGTCGCGCCGGGAAGCTTCTTACGACCTCTGCCAACACTGTATACATCTGCCTTGAGCTCATAGACTTCGGTCTTTTTGCCGCTATCGGTTGTGGCGGTGATGAGCTCGAACATATCTTGTACTTCTTTGGGTAAATCACTGAATGCTACTTTGCCTTCACGAATGAGTTTGAGCAATGCCGTAGACGTACGCTTGATACGTGCGACAATATTAACGCGTGTATTTTTGTATTGCTTAGAGTCTGCATCAAATACGGTCTCAGCTGTCTTGGTATCTGTCATCTGCGAGCTTTTAAGTTCGGCATATCTTGCGGCAATCTCGTCGATAGAGAGCTCGCGTAATTGACGCATATAAGCGATGACTCTTTGTGCAATAGGTCCAAGTTTCTCTTTCGACTTAGACCGAGGGTCAAGACCGGCCTTCTTACAAAGGCGCTCATAATATGTCATAGACAATTCTTGTATCATATCATCTTCTGACACATTTGTCTCGCTCTCGTAGATGGCAAGAATGTCATTCGCCACAGCTCTGCTATCACCGGTAACGGCATCATCTTCGGTCAATGTATCAGCAAGAGTAACATCTTTGTCACCTTTATCATTGCCATGCGTTGCATCAATAGAGGTTACGCCACGAGCTTCTTCCTCATATTTACGAGCAACTTTGCGGAAAGCATTTGCTGTGTAGAATGCGCCGGCAAGAGTACCGTCAAACCATTGCATTGCGAGTACACGCATGTAGGCCTGAACTCTATCACTGTAGCCAATGTCCTCTTTCGTGAAACCGCCTTTACCATCACCAATCCATTGCTCGCCAAACTTGACCTGCAATTTCTCAATTTTGGTTTTCCACTTTGTACCCTCAAGGCTGTTGATGAATGACAAGAATTTGTCTACGTCATTATCTGCGAGAAGTGCTTCAAGCGCGATGCCTTCTTTACGGAGTACAATTGCTGCGGCCCAGTAGAATGACGGGTCTACAGTGAGCATCGCATCAAGCTCAGCCATACTTGTAATGTAATTGTTCTTGAACATATACTTATTGAGCAAATCAAAGGTGAACTCGTTAACAGTTTTAACCTGTCTAAACCACTTGAAAAGCGCCTGCTTCGTGAGTATGCCTTTCTTAATAGCATTGACAAGTTCTGCCGGGAGTTGGTCCTCGTGTCCAGTTGTTGCGATGATAAACTCTTGGAGGTCAGGGTCCATTTGATTACGTTGGCCCTTCTTTACAAAGTACTCAAGGTTTGTACCCTTCGCTTTCTTTGCCGTAAAGTCACGACGTGTGTCATAGATGTAAATTCTTACTTGGTCTACATCATCAAGCGACTCAACCTTAATACCTGCATACTTAGGACGCTTATTGACATTAGGCACCTTAGCGCCTTTGGGTTTAGCCTCTGCGTCCTCAGCTCTCATAGCGAGATACTCGGTTTGGTATCTACCCTCACCAGTCTTTGCGTCGTACCAAGGCATAAAGATTACGGGATTGCCGGCCTCTTTATTGACAAAGGTAGGTTTAGCATAGAGGTCACGAGCATTAAACGCATATGCATTTAACTCACCACTCGTAGTATAGTATACAAATCTTTGGACGATAGCTTCTTCCCACTTTGTATCTGCGAGCGCCTTTGCCCAACGGACAATAGTATTGTTCTTAAACAGTCCGGGAACGTGCTTTTTAACGTCCTCAATCATTTCGCGTGATACCTTAAAGTTCGGAGTAAAGCCTGTTGCAAAGCCGTTGTAACGCTGTAACAAATGGCGGAACTCGTGATTTAAGCTATCAATGATTTTCGCGTCGGTAGTATTTTCGTTTGCCTTGATGAAGATTGCGCCGGTACGATGCTCGTTGTCAAATACCGTTTCAGTTGCGACGTCAGGACCGATGACAATATAAGCAGAAGGATTTACACCAAGACGAGCCAATTCTTTTGCCGAATAGAACTCGGTGAGCGGGATATGTTCTCCAGCTTTATACTTTGTCACAAGTGTGCTCTCTTGACTCTCAACCTTACTCTTCATAGAGGTAAGAAGCAAATCATCAAAAGCGTTATCGTCTACCCATACATACTGCGGGTTAGGTCCGTCAGTAATGTCGATAGACACGCCATCAACCTTTGCCTCTACGTACTCTTTGATACGATAGAATACATTGCCTTCGGAGAAATCGCCTTTACACATAGCAAGGATTTCAGGCGCAAGATAACTCTGCGGGTCACGAATAATATCGCCAAGCTTAACAGTATACTTCATCATCATAGGTACATCAGGACTGAGTATCTGCTGAGTCATTGCCAACGAGGAACTCTTCGTAAAGCCACTGTGGTACGTATTACGAGAGGTAGCCGCATAACCTCTACGTTCCTGCTGACCTTTGAGCAAGAACAATTTTTGAATTGCGGTATCAAGTGCAGAACCTGCAACCACGTCAGAGGTATAAGAGGTTTCAGTACTTGTTGCTCTATCAAACTTAACCTTAAATTTCGTTTTGCCATCGGGTGCAAGCAAATAAGTTTGACTGAGTCCTTGCCAAATTTCGGTAAAACCATGTACCATTTTACCATTATGGTCATATCCACGAGCCCAGAGTTCTCCCTGTACAAGAAGATAACCACAATGAGCGACAAGGTCTTTAAGATAAGATGGCATATGCCTAATATCTTTTTCTGTTACTGTACCTATATTAGGTATTTCAAGACGTTCATCATATCCAGCCCGATACAAAGTGTACTTGATAAAGTTAGGATAATGGTTCACAACATAAGCAAGAAAGTCTGGCATTGCACGAGCACTATCTACATTGAAACCGTTAGGCATATTATATTTTGCCTGCATAATGTGATTGATTTCGTGAACAAGAGTACCAAAGTAATCATCGCTCTTCTGCGGGTCAACTGTTATACGATTACCGGCGGCCCAACCTGCTGCTTCAGGTCCTGCGTCTACAAAGAAAACGTTAACTTTTTCTAAGTCAATGGTAGGAAATGCCGATACGTCAATGAACATTGAAAGAGGGACCATTCTCCGAGCTGTACGCATTTTGTTACGTATTTCTGCAAACAAATAACCCATAGGTGTGTCTGTCAATATTTCACCGGTAAGAGGATTTATAATGTTTACAGTACCATTGTTATGCTCGATAAACGTATCCAACCAATTGTCTACGTCCCAATCAGACAATTGACTGAGATACTCAAGTTCTTCTCTGTTATCTTTGAAAACGTCTTGCTTGAGTGCGCCCGCGATGTTGGCACGAAACATACTTCTGTTCTGTGCGTCCATAGACGTGAAAGTCTTACGGAAGATTTGATTGCGGGTTTCAATATCTTCATTGAGTATATCTTGTGAAATAAAATGTTCAGCAGGAATGCTCTTTGCGATAACGAAATCGTAAACTTGTGATAGTGTATCTTGATATACATTCACGGTACGTTTGGTTTGGGTACGAGTAGGTGTAACTATATACTTGCCTCCGAGCATACCTTCGAGCTTTTCAATTACAAAGGTAACGAGTGACTCAACCTCAAGTACTTCCATATCTTGGGTAAGTTGATTACGCTGTACCATTGACATACCACTTAAATCACCCGTAATCATCTGTCTGGCAGAAATACCATAGATACTCTTGAACTCATCGAGCTTGTCAGCGATAAACTGTGTCGCAGCAATATCACCATCATTCATTGCTATTGCTGCAGCTTGATGGGGAATTGTAAATGTGCCAAGTCCTTGCACATAGCTGCGACCTTTGCTGGCAAGTTCTGCCGCAGCACGTTGATAAAATTTAACGCCTGTTTCAAGATAAGGTCTCAAGTCTTCAAATGTGAGTTTGTCGAGTTTATCAATAACACTGTCTGCAAACTTGTCGAGATTATTCTCCCAGGCCTGTGCAGCCTGCAAATATCCGGGCGTGTATTTCATACGATGGTCATACCATACAGACGTAGAGTCACGCATATCTTGCAGTAACAAGATATACAATTGTATATCTACGTCACCGCTTGTCAGTAAACGCGCATACTCATTGGCAAATCTTTGTGCATAGCTTTTCGCGAGACTCGCCTTGGGTGATACCTCAAAGTCGTATCTTGTCATACGTCTGTCAGCTTCTTCAAGTAATGCTCTTGCCTCAGTATCTTCGTCAATGGTAGCTGTGCCGTTAAGACTCTTACGTACAAGAGCGAGTTCTTCATCATTGAAGTCTGCGTTGGCAATAATATCCTCAGCTAAGTTCTCATAGGCAGAACGGTCAGTGCCTGTACTACTCAATACACGACGACGTTGTTCATACTGATTGATAACCTGACGGTCTCTCTCAGTAAGTACGCTATCTGCACCAACGACCTGAGGGTCGATATGCCAGTTGAGAATTGCCTTGATAGTAGGCTCGCGCATCGTTTCCTTAATCTGTGCATAGATTTGATTAAGCATATTGATACGCTTTTGCGCCTGTTTGCCTTTGAACAGTTGCTGATGATACTTAGACCTTTGACCGAGGTCCTTGACAATCTCATGGAGCTGGAAGATAAATGCCTTGAACTCGTGCATATTCTTGCCTGCGTTAGACAAGAGGAATGCCTGATATACAGACTTGTTGAACAAGAGGTCCATAAGAGCACGCTCTGCATCAACATCTGTTTGACCGGTAAACTCCTTATCAAATGCTATGAGCTTCTTCACCATAGGTGCGAGCATCTTATCACTTGCGAGCGTCTCAAGTATTCTGGTTTGCTCAAGATACTTATAGATGTCACTAGTCTCATAGTTTTGGAGCCAAGCCTCGGATACAAAGAGGTAACCATCACTCTCAACAGCTATATGACCGTCGGTGGTGATAACCCATTCATAGCCTTTGCGGAGTTCATCGATGTTGTCTGCAGCTTTCTTGCCGAGACGCTCTTCAAGCTCAAGCATCTGCGGGTCTTTCTTGTATTGAATACCGTCTGTATCTACCGCGCCAGTAACAGTCGTTACGCCGGCATCGGTAAGCACTTTTTCTTTCTTCTCAGCAGCAACGTGAAGTTTCTCTGCGTGACGAAGTGCTACGCCACCAACCATAGAACGGAAGGTTGCTTCAACATCACCGGCGAGAGTTCTTGCACGTTCTCTTGTCGCCATCTTAATTTGGCTCTTAACAGTCTTATCATATTTTGTAATCTGTGATACAGTCTCAGGACTGAGGATAGATGCCGCACGTTCATAGTGCTCTTCAAACTTCTCAGCCTTAACAACTCTGTCAAGAAGCAGTTCGCAGTTCTTAATACGCTCAGCATCAAATGACGAGTAGAACTGAGAGATTGCCGATATAGCACCATATACTTCTTGCGCGAGACCGATGTTCTTAGTAGCACTCATATTAACGTGCTTGAGGTTGTCAACGGCCTTCTGGAAGTCAGACAAAATAGAGCTGTAATAAAGTCTATTGAAGCCGGTAACCTTTTGAGGTCCGTTCTCGGTCTCAATGAGAAGGTCTCCAGAACCTGCCTCTTTCTTGTTACGAATAGCAGAGCTCGTAGCACTCAATGCCACGTGACCCCCAGACATAAACATAGATGACAAGACACCGATACAAAATGAGTCGACGAGAGTCTGGAAGGTTACACCTGTATTGCCATAGCCCT